TACTCGCGGCCTTGGTCGCGTTGTTTGCGTTCGTTGCGGCTGTGTTTGCCGCCTTTGCCGCCGATTCTGTGGCTGCAATTTGCGCCAGAAGCTCATCAAGCGACGGAATAACGTTTTCCTTATCGACAATCGCGTCTGTCATGCTGCGCACGACATAGCCATTTCCCCAAAATACAGACTTTCGGATTTCACCGATGGAAACCTTAATGATGAGGTTAAAGTTGCCGACGACGTAATAGCAGCTCTCTGAAAGCGTGAGGGACACGACATTGCCGCTGATCGCTCCCGTGACGGGAACGGTATACCTGTCTGCACGGATAAAATAGCCCTGAGCGCTTGCGCCGCTCAAATCCATTTCTTGAGCGCCTCGGTAGAGGGAAAGCTCGAAGATATGCGCGTCCTTGTCGCCTGACGCGTACAGCGACTTTAGCGGGGTCATCTGGATTTCAGCGTCAACGTCAATTTTGCGCTTGAATACGCCGAGATTCAAAGGCCATCACTCCTTTGCCAGCTTTACAAGCACGCTGCCGTTTTTGTTGCGCTGGATGGCTGCAAGTTCGGTAAATCCTTCATAGATTTCGGTCACGCCGGGTTTCGTCTCGTCTGTCTTCTCAATCCTGCTGTTGTCCTCGAAATCAGCGGCAATTTCCGACAGGCGACGATTGCCGGGGATCTCGATCATCAGACTTCCGGATTCACTGGTTGGGCCGAACGCCCAGTTTGCATCAAGCGTCTTGCCTTTGCTCGTCGTGATTTTCATTTGCGGATTCCTCCTTCATGCTTAAAAGGGTTCTCCTTACCTTATCGATTTGTTGCATTGCCGTTAGCAAACGGTCAAGGTTTGATCTTCCCGACGTTTGCACATCGTCCAGAAGAATAAGCGCATTTCCGAGCGCAAGCGTCATTCCGTTTATATCGTCCATATCATCAACTCCATTTTAAATATTGAATCGTTGAATAAGACAGTCCTGTCACAAACGTTTTACTATCTCCTTTTACGCTTTTTACTGTCCCATCACTGTTCAAATTGACTTGCGAAACATACACGACTGTCCCGGTGCTTCTTCCTGTGGCGACATCTAGGCTTTCCAATGATATAGGTTTCGTGTCTAAAGTCATCGAATGAATCGCAGCTTTATTGTTTACGCCAAGAAAGTTCGTAACTACACTTTCGTTCATTGTCAGCTTAAAATCTGCCAATTCAGCGGATAGCTGGTCTGCCGTGACGTATCCTTTCAGCGCGATCTTGTCCGCTTTCAGCTCGATTTCGCTGTTCAGACCGTCGATTCTGACTTCTGCGCTACTAACTCTTTCGCCGAGCGCGTCCGTTACAGTCGCGTCCGCTTTTAAGACAATCGAGCTGTTTAATCCGTCAATCTTGACTGCTGCGGACTTGATATCCCCTTCTGCTGTTTCGACGCGCCCCACAAGGCCGATCTGCCCGTCCGCGCCGTTCAGCGTGATTTCCGCCGACGATAGACGTTCTCCAATATCCGTAACCGTCTTGGCATCGGCCTTCATGCTGATAAGGCCGCCCCCGGCGGCGGTCGCAGAGATGGCGGCGTTAACGTCCTCAATCTTGTTGTGCCGACCAACAAGCATTGATACAAGGCCGCCGTTGTCGCTCGATGCGGTAATCAAGGCGTTAATCGTCTCGGCGTTTCCCGCCCAATTTCCCGTGATTGCTCGCTTTGTCGCGTACAGGTCGGCGTGATTCGCCTCAATCTTCACGCCTGCTTCTTTAACCCATGCCTCCGTTGCGCTCGTGAAGGAATCGGTCTTTTTAAGCATATCAAGCACGGACGTTTTCGACAGGCTGGTGCCTTTGCCGCCGCCGATATACTTTTTTGTGCTGTTCTGCGACGAGCCGCCTGTAACGGTGTTGTCCAGCCGCACAAGGTCTTCCGCCGTGTCGCGGATGTTGCTTGCAAGCGTCAGCCTTACGCCGCGCGGGTCACCGTAAACGTCGGTGATGCTGCGCACGAGGATTCGCTCTTCCATTTTCACGCCGTAATCAGGGAGCGCAAGCCGGAAAAGCCGCCCGATTCGGAAGGAATCAAGGCTTTCCCCGGTCGCGGTCGCCAAATCAACGCCGTTGATCTCAATGCTGTTTCGCGGGTTTTTGTGGTCTTCGAGGTATCGCGTGATGTAGCTTTGCAGGCTTTCGGCGGTCACGCCCTCTCCGGCGGTGATCGTCTTTGTGATAATTCCCCACGTGCCGACGGTCGGACCGTCGATGTAGTGCGGCTCTGGTAGACTCTTGCAGTAAATCCGTGTGCAGAACTCGTCATCGGACATCGAGACGCTGACGCTTTCAAGGTTTCGGCTCAGCCGTCCCTCACAGCTCGCGGAGGTCTCGACCGATACGACGTTCACCTTCCATGGAAAGCCGTGCGTGTCGTCAAATTCGAGCGCGTAGCCGTCTTTCTCGTCGCCGACCACTTCCGTCATTGCTGACAGGACATTGTTGCAGTCATACACATATTCGATGCTCGCGCTTTTCGCGCAAGTGCCGAGAACCCAGGGCTTTTGGCCGTTTACGAGCGTCGTTTGATTTGCCAACATCGCCGTCAGCACTTCGGCGCACGTTCCGCTGTACTTCCCCTCGCCGGGGATGATCGCATCGCCGAGAATCGCCGCACTGTGCTCTAGGTCAACGTCGCCCGTATCGACATAGCTTTCAGACGCGCTAGACACGCGGTAGAAGCCCGCGCTGCCGTCGATGGTATAAAGCTCTACCCACGCATGGAAAGGCGCTCCCTCGCCCGGAGGAAGCGTCATGGAAGCGTCGTGCGGCGGTACAAGCCGCTCGTTGATGGATAGCGTAACGGGATGGAGACGGCACACCTCGCGGAGCTGCGCGTCAAGAAGACGCGGAAGCCTTACGCTCATGTGTAATACCCCCTCACGCCGAATCTCGTCTTTGCTTTTCCGTCTGTGGAGACGGACAGCTTGCCAAACTTCCCGGCTTCAAGCCGCAGCTCGTCGCTCGATTCTGCCGTTCGCTTGCTCAGCACGCTTTTGTTTCCGATTCGTGCATAAAAAACGCCGTGCTCGTCCGTTCCGACTTCCAGCGCCGAGCCGGAAGGAAGCGCAAGCCCGGAGAAGTGCAGCGCGGTTTGTCCGGCTGTCAGGTCTACGATCGTGATCGCGCCCGTTCCGGCGTTGGTCACGCTTGCCCACACGCGGGAATCATCCGCAAAGCCCGGCGCAATCATTTGAGCCTCGCCGTTCCCGTCAACCGTCGCGTTTCGCAGGTATTCGCTCTCCCAGAAGGGGATTTCAAAAGCCGTGAACGTCGCCGTCATGCTGCTCGTCCAGCGCAGAGCTGAGAAGTTCGGCAGGGTCTCGCAGATGACGTGCAGCCGCCTTTCCGGTCGGTCGTTCGTCGTCAGAACGCCGCCGAGAATCGCCCACTCCGTCACTTTCTCCGCGATGAGGGCGCGGCGAACGGTGTTCTGCTCGTGGATTTCAAATTTTACTTCGACGCTCAGGCTGTTCGTCGTGCGCTTCGTGATTCGCTGCCCGCTTCTCCCTGCAAGCGGCGTCGTCACAAGATCGCGCACGGGCGAAACGGTGCTCACGTCAAGCACATAGATCGCCGGGTCGATGCTCGACAAATCAATGCCGTTCAACTGGCAGGCGTATCTCGTCATCATACGTTTGCATACCTCATAGCTCTTGCGCCCTTGGCAATGTTGCGGCTCACGCGCTGCGTCACAAGATCGCCCACTCTATCCGCGCCCATGTACACACCCACGCCGTCAAGCGCTTCGCGCACAGCGACGGCGACGGATTGACTGATGCTCTCCACGCTGATACCACCGACGTTTCCGGCGCGGTAGGCCGTCGCGTCTGCGCGGTTCAGAATGGCTTCGCCTGCATGTAGGATTGCCGGGAAGTCATTGTATGGCACATAGTTAAGGCCGGTTGCCTTGCGCGGAGTTCCCGTATTGTGCCAGTTATTCCCGTATGGATTATTGGGGTTGCTGTCTCTCTTTTCAGTGTCCAGCCCCAAAAAAGTCTGAACCTTTTCAATGGCCGTTCCGGCTTTGGAAATCACGCTGTCAAACCATCCCGAAATACTCTCAAGGATTCCGCTGATCGGGTCAGAGAAGGTCGCGTTAAAGAAATTGGCTGCGTTAGTCAGCGCATCGTGCGCCCAGTCATAAACAGATTTAAAAGCGTCAGCCACGTTTTGGACGATATCCGTAAGGCTAACGTCAAACTTCGTCTTGAAGAAATCGTCAACTGCCGTCAGTGCGTTGCTTGCCATGGTTTGAATGGATTCAAACCATCCGGCAATCCCGGACACGATATTTGTCAGCGCGTCGGCAACCTCCGTCCCAAAGAAGTCCTTTACCGCTTCCAGCGCTTTTCCGGCCCATTCTTTAATATCTTTCCAGTGAGTGACAATCGCTCCAACCGCCAAGCCGACAAGGACAAGAGGCGATTTCATGGCAATCCACGCGGTAACGATGCCGCCAAGAACAACCGCCGCCGTTTGAAAGAAAGGATCGTCAACAAAGGCGCTGAAATCTTTAAGAAATTCCTCTACGTTTTCGGCTGTCTCCTTGTCAAATCCGTTGAAAAGCAGCGCCAAGAAGTCCTCAGCGCCCGTGAAGATCATGCCTGCAATGTTGCCAAACGAGCTGGCAATATCAAAGAGTGCCTGCGCGGTGTCGCTGGGCTTTTCTTCGCCGCTGCTCCACGCCAGAATCTTGTCCAATAGATCAATAACGCCGTCAAAGACCCAGCCCGTCGCGTCTGCCAGACTTGCCGCCAGCATGCCGGCGCGCATTTGAATTGTTTCGTCGGTGAGAAAATCCGTCGCTTTTTCGATTACCGGAATTAGATTTGTTCTGAAGCTCTCACCAATCTTGGGCATGATTCCGTCTGTTCCGTATAGTGCGGAGCTGAGATTGCCGATTACGGTTTCCCATCCGTGACCTTCTCTTGCCGCTTGCCCGATAACGCCAGAAGCGGTATACATCTCGTCAACGACGTTAAGAAGGAGATTTTGCTTCTGTGCCTCTGTGAGTTCAGACCATTTCTTCCCGTATACTTCAAGCGCTTTCGATGCGCGGGTAGATTCGGAGATTTGGAGACCGATTGAATCGCCAGCCTCTACATTTCCACGCAGAAACGATCTCAGCCTTACATCTGCGTCTTCAACGCTTATGTTATACGCGGCTGCACTGTCAGCAGCGAGGCGGACATATTTATCCATCATGGATATAGCTTCCGCTGCGTCCACGCCCGCGCTCCTAAACTGCATGAAGGATGACGTGCCAACGCCTTTAAGTCTTCCGGCTAGAATGTTTGTGTCCTTGCTGATCGTGTCAAGAGCGCCATTTGCAGCAGATTCCAGCTCACCGAACGTTTGACTGGCAAGAGAATCAAGGGCTTCCTTGTCTGCGGAGGACACAATCGCCTTTTTCACGATGTCAAAAATCTTGGAAAACGCGCTTTTAATTCCGTCGGCCAGCAGCTTGGCCTTCGCAAGCGTCCACGCGCTCAGGCTCTCCATCTTCGATTTTCCGTTGCTTTCGACTGCGGAAAACATGCGTTCCCACAACGTCTTATTTCTTTCCGTTGTCGTCTTCGTCGTGCTTTCCGTTCCCTTGGTCGCATTCTTGATGCCTTCTCCCGCTTCCTTGGCCGCGTTCTTTACGGATTCGGACGAGCGCCCGATACTCTGCGCGGCAGCTTGCGCATCGTTTTTAGCTTTGCGGATGCCCTGCTCGTATTCCTTTGAATCAAGGCCGATCTTGGCTACAAGCGTAAACAAATCCATGCTTTACCCCTCCCCTCTTGCTTTTTTTCTTCTCTCGTGCTCGGCGATCAGATCGTCAATAATCTCCTGGCCCGTTCGGTTATCCTGCTCCACCAGCCCGACAAACTCCTCATAGCTCACGGGTTCGCTCCCCATCGCCTGACAGATGGCGGAAAGCATCTTCGCGTTGTACACGTCGCCCAGCCACTTTTGGCGGTCATCTGCCAAAAGGTCGGAGAGTGCCACGATTGTCGGCGGTGCTCCGTGCCTGTAAATCGCCGCCGTTACAGCTTTCCGACCGTATGCACGGACGACGTAAAAAAATCCATCAGGTCGGGGTCTGCGAGTGCATTTTTCAGCTCCTTGATGGTCTGCACGCCCTTCTGACTGCGGATTTCCTCAACGGTTTTGCCGTTGATTGCCGCCAGAATCGCGAACGTGTCCTCCCTGTGGTCGCCCAGCAGCAGCGGAACGAATTTTCCGATCATCATAGAGGTCTGCTGGATGTTGTTCATGCCGCTTTTGCTCAAATCGGCGATTTCCTGAAAAGTTTCCGTCGTCTTCTTGTCAAAGCCGATCCTCTCAAGCGGTTCTGCGATTTTGCAAAGACAGACAGACAGTTCTTCGCCGTTCATTTCCGAAAGTTTCATTTTCTCACCTCAAAAAAGAAAAGCGCCGAAGGCAAAGCCCCCGGCGTGTTATTACTGCGCCGCTTCGTCAAAGAAGTAGATCGCGCAAGGCGCGTATTCGTTATTCTCCACGGTGTCCTGATAAGCGTGGAACTCGACCGGGAGTGTACCTTCGCCCTTGTCGCTGAAAGTCAGCGTCACGCCCGTGTTGTTCAGCGCGTTGTCAAGCGCGATGGCGACAAGTCCCTTGGACGTATTGCCGAACCAGACGAGATTCTGGATATAGTCTCCGTCCTCGATGCCGGTTCTCAGCTTGATCGTGGTCTTTTTTCCGACTGTGAAGGTTTTGTCCTCGGTCTTCTCAGCCGTGCCAAGCGCAAGCGTGAAGTTATCCGGCGTGATCTCCATAAGCGTCGCGGTCAGCTTGATATCCCAAGTATCAATGACCGTACTGCCTTTGAACTCATACCGCTTTCCGTCCGCCTCGATGCTGCGCATGGTTGGCGTTGCGGTAAATGTGCCGCCGCCTCGCGTCGCGCCCAGCGCCTTTGTGCCGTCCTTAATGGCGCCAAAAAGGGCTTCTTCGAGCGCGCTGTATTCGGTGTAGGTGCTCAGGTCAAAATTTTTGAGAAAAGCGCCCGCGTTGAGCTGCAACCGCTCAAACGTCTGCGGTCTGACAGCCGTAACAGGTTTGCCCATTTATATCACCTCGATTGATACGAATTGATTTGAAAATTGAGATACGCGACTTTGATTTCCGGGTTTGCGATGGGCTGATACTGCACTAGCGGGTCAGCGGGGCGAATGGCGACATAGCCGTTCGCAGTCGGAAGCATAACCAGCTCGCCCACCGCCCTTGTGATCTCGTCAACCTTGGCGTTTATGCCCTTGTAGCTCTCCGACCGATACCACACACGCGCCTGATGGCTTGCAGCGTTTCGCCAGTCCGGCTCAATGACGGTGTAGGTGATATATGGGAGTTTCGCGTTCTCCGGCACGTTGCTTTCCGGGTATGCGTCAAGGCCGAACCCGGAATAAAAGCTGTATAGTGCCTTTGCCGTCTCGGTCATGTCGGAAGCTCCCACCTCTCAGCCGTCACTTGCTCAAAGTCAAACGTCGCCACGTCGGGCGGTCTGCTGTCGGTGTAGTCGCTTGTCACGCGGAATATTGCTCCGTCAGAAACGCGGCGGAAAACCTCGTGATACTCAAGCGCAACGCCTCGCGCCGTCGTGATGGTGTAGACACTGGAAACGCCCTGCTTCTCGGCGACACGCGCTTGCAAGCTCTGATCTTTGACAATCGCCGCGTCGAACTCGTCGCCGTCCGCCCAGCTCGTTTCAAAGCCACCCAGTCCGTCAGGGACGCGCTTTTTTTCCAGCGTCACGCACGGCTGAGAAAATCTCTCGATCAGCTCTGCGTTAGTCATCGCTTATCCTCCGATAAGGGGCAAGGCGGGAGGCAAAAGCCCCCTGCCAGCCCATCGGCGCACCAGTCGTGCCGGATGCGCGGGAGTAACTGTAACCGCCGAAACTCTCGGAAACCTTGTCGGTCACCGGGTTCTTTTCCGTGTACGCGGCGATTTCAACCGCAAGCTCTTTGACGCTTTTCGGGATCGCCAGCGCCCAGATTTCGCCCTCGAAGGTTTCATCTGCCAGCATCTCGCCGCTCTGGTAGACGTGCAGTCCGTCGGAAAACACGCTGCCCTTAATGCGGTAGTATTGTCCCGGTCTCAGAAAGTCAACGTCAGGGATGCCGGAAGCGATGGTGAACGTCCCAGCGTCGCACCTGACGGGAAACCAGTTATGCAGATACGTCAAAACCGCTTCAAGCATTGGTTTGCTCCGTTTCTGCGGCTTTAATCGCCGCCACGATATCCGCCTTGTTCATTGAGCTGCCGACACCCTCAACGCCCTTCTCGGCGGCATACGCCAGCAGTTCAGCCTTTGTCATGCCGCCAAGATTGGCGCTTTGAAGCGTAGGCGTTTCGGACAGCTCCGTTATTCCCCCGTCACAGACGCGATATACAGGCTGTTCGGGTTGTAAAGCATCGGCATAAAGAGCGCGCTTGCCTTTGTCCACAGAACAGCCGGATCTTTCTCCATCCACTGCGAAACGTAGACATACGGGCTTACGCCGCTCGCTCCGACCTGCATAAACGCACCCGCGTCAGTCTCCGGCGGGTCGCCCCACAGACCCTCGCCCAGACGGCCAGCAGGATTCGCCGCGAAGAGCGTGATCTTATCTTTCGGGTAGTAGCGCTTCGTCGTTCTGTTCGGGCGGCCATTCGCGCCGACACCATTTTCGACTGCATAGGTCAAATCGTTTGCGATAACGCGCTGAATGCCAAACTCCTCATTGAGATAGGCGTTGAAAGCGTCCGCACGGACAAGTGCGCCAGCGCCAACGTTGCCGTTCACAGCCTTCTGAATCGCCGCATTGCTGCGCATTTTGGTGATGTTCGCCTTGCTGGTGTAAATGCCAGTCAGCGTCACGCCATTGTCGGTCGCCTCATCGATCAGCGCTTGCAGCAGCTTCGGCACGTTAGCGCTCTCGGACAGATCAAGCGTCTTGGAGGTCTGCCCGGACGGCACGCCGTAATCAACGGTCAGGTCGAGGTTATTCTCCTTGATCGTCACCTTGCCCGTCGCCAGCAGCTCGTTCTTGGCAACCTTCGTGCGCGTCACGACCTGCTCCGACAGGTTGATGCCATCGCGGATGACATAATCGTACATGTCATTCTGCTGCACGCCGCTTCGCAGAAGAGAGCGCATGCGCTCGGACTGATTGATTTTGACCTTAATCAGACCCTTTTCGATGTTGTGCGTATCAACCGGAACGCGGAAGGTCGTTCGTGCTTCGGTATCAAAGCCGTGGAACTGCGCCATGACGGGGATCTGATACTGCGCCGCGATGCTCTGCCAGTAGGCTACCAGATTCGCGGTTCGCGTGTCGCCGAACAGACCGTCAATCGGGTCGTTCGGGCGGGCAACCTGGAACGGGATGTTCAGCCAGTCTTTCTGCGGGATAAAACCCAGGATGTTGTTTTCAAACATTTCAGCCATTTTTCTTCACCTCTTTCAGTACGGGCGCGTGATCGCCGGGGCAGTGGCAACAAAGGTGATGCCTTTCAGCGCCGTCTTTGCAGCCGTATCAACCGCCGGAGAAATCTTGTCCTCATAGACAGCTCCGCGCGTAACGACAGACCCCGGCATGTCGCCGCTGGACACGTCCACATCCTCATACAGGATGCCGACCGCCGTTGTGTCATTCGCCGGGATGACAGACCCCGCTGGAACATACTTGCCGCCGTTTGTGGCGGTTTTGACATTCTCGTGGTCTGCCTTGACCGTGCAAGTCTCCCGCGTTACGTCTTCAGCATGAACTAGAAAATAACCGGGCGCGTAAACCACGCCGTTTTCAGCTTTGATAAAGCTCATTTTTTCGCTCCTTCTGCCGCGCCATAAATCGCGGCGTAATAATCCTTGGCGACCTGTGCCGCGCGGCTGGATGCCCCGCTGCCGCCGTTGTTGTCAGGCGGATTGTCCACATTCGCACCGCGCGTATCGGTATTTGGGATGAAATCCGCATAGTCGGTCTGGATGCCCTTCTTCACGCCGTCAGCGTCTTCCAGCTTGCCGTCCTTGACCTTCACGGCGGAAAGATCGGTCAGGCGTACAATGCTGTCAGCTCGCTTTCCAGTGATGCCCAGCGCGTTAAGCTGCTCCCGGTACAGTCGCTCGGCCAGTGCCGCCGATTCTTTGGCGTTCTGATCGTTCTTGTACTTCTCGAAAGCCGCGTGTTCGCTGTCATACTTGCTTTTGTAGTCCTCGCCGCCGCCCTTGGCTTTCAGGTCGTCCAACTCCCTCTGAACGCCTTCCAGCTTCTCAGCGTCGGCTTTGTAGCCCGCCATCTGGCTTTTCAGCCCGTCGACGGTTTCCGTGTGCGCCTCAACCACGCTGTCAACCTGTTCTTCGGTCAGACCAAGCGCCTTGAGGAATTTTCTCGTGAATGCCATGTTTACGCTCCTTTACTTCGGGGGCTGTTCTTTGCCCTTCGCTTTATATGCAAACGGCGGTACTTTGCCGTTTTGCCAAAAGAAAAACCGCTGTTCTCAGCGGTGCTTGTCAATTTCCTTGTTTGCCTTTGCCCTGATTTTCTCGATCTTCCGCGCCAGTGCGCGTTGACCTTGCCTTGTGCCGGACGCGGCTTCTCGCGCATGCTTGATCTCTTTTCGCGCTCCCCGGCGGATTTTCTCGCGTCTGAACCACTTGATAAGCCCCATTTTAACCTCCTGACAGCTCGTCTCGCATGATTTCCTTGTATTCTTCTCGGTGATCTTCAATCGCGGGTTTCAGATAGTGATGCGGTCGCATAAACGATTTACCTATTCCGCTTCCTCGCGTCGTTGTGAACTGCTCCCATTCAGGCGGCGCTTCAAAATGCGGACCCGTGCCCAGTTCAACATACGGTGCATATTCGACGTTGCTTCCCACGCTCACCACGTCGCCATCAACCCTGTGAGTAATGCTGTTTTGCAGCGTTCCGCCGATATATCCTTTCTTTCCCGTGCTTTCAACCGTTCCCTTCGGGCACTTGTCTTTCGCGTATCGCTCGGCTTGCTGGCCGATGGTCTCAAGCGCCCGCGCCTTTGCGCGTTCCAGCTCTGCCAGAAACGCCGCGCTGTTGTCGATCAGATTTCCCGCCATTGTGCGTCTCCTTCCATCCTGCCCATTCCGCATAGGTTTTGAACGGTATCGTGTCGCGGGTGATGTTGTCGAGCCGCGTCTCATTTCGCGGCGGATACTTGGGATTGTACGACACAAGCGCGCACCGGCAGTTGTACACATTCGCGGGTCTTGCGTCGGGGTCGCCCGGACACATGATCTCGCCCAGCTCGCTTTGAAACGGCTTATCCACGTCTACTCGTTGCCCGTCAAGCATAGCGTGAGAATGACGTGTGTGGTTGTCCAGCGTCGCCCGCCATTCCTTTTGCAGCTTGATACCCAGTTTCGCCGCCTGATGATAGCTTTCGATGCGTCCTGCGTTCTGTGCGTAGGTCATCGCGGTTCTCGCGTGTCGCCTTGCGCTGACCTCGTTCGCCGTCGTCACGCGCTGTAATCGCTTCGCAACCTTCTCAAGCGATTCACCTTGGAGGATGCCCTGCGTGATCTGCTGCGTGATTTGCGTATGATTCCAACGCTTGTCCGCTGGTATATCCACCTTTGACGGCGGCAGAAGGTCGGGCTGATCGCGTATAAGCTGCTTGACGGTCGATGCGTCGTACAGCTCAAAGCCCATGTTTATCCGTGCGCCCTTTTCGAGCACATAGCTTGACCAGTTGGCATTATAAGCAAACGCTTCCGGGGTCGTGTCGTTGATGATCTGCATGGCAAGCTCATTGCTGTGCGTCAGCGTCTCCGTCATGTTGGCAAGCATCTGCCGCCAGCGCTTGCCTTGGAACACTTGTCCTGCCAGCCAATCGCGGTACGTCTCTTGCGTGATTTCTCCCGCTTCGAGCTGCGCACGATACTTTTTGTCGTCCCTGCGGAATTTCGCGATGAACTTGTCGAGTTTTCGCTGAATATCAGCCGCCGCGTCTGTGTACACGTCACGGATGCGCCGCTCTAGCTCTTCGATTTGCTTATCAGTCCACCGAACCGCCTGATCTGTCAAGCGCCGTCACCCCTATTTTCTGCGCCAACGTTTGTTCACTCCATCCCAAGACAGGCCGTTCGCCTTAGCTTCAGCTCGCAAATTGTAAGTTTGCCCGCTGATGGAGTTCACATTAGCCCAGTTAATTCCGAATGTTTTTCCATCAAGCGCGCCATGCGCGACTTCGTATGTTAGATATTGTGTTCTGTTTGTTTTGGCTGTTTTTGTGCGGGTTACTGGCTGGGCATACGAGAACGTCAGGTTTCCTTTTCCGTCAGTCGTGGCTTCAAGGACTTCCTCTTTGTGATAGCTGCCGCCCCAGCCTCTTGCCTCGCGAAAAGTTCCCTCGATAATCTGCTTTTTTGCTTTTACGAGCGCTCCGTCGCTTGACCCTTTCACATAGCCTGCACCGCCTCCGCCACCGGAACCGCCGCCGCGCCCTCCGAACAGCTCAAGACTGATTTCTAGCACGTTCTTCCCTCCTTTGCTCGAAACGCTGATAGAATGTATCGACACGGATAATATTTCCACGTGCTTCTGCCGGAACGTTGCCGAAGAAAATGATGCCGGATGGATTGAGCCGCTCTAACATTGCATCATATCCGCGCATAAACGCCGCTTTTGTCTCTAGACCGCGTTGTGTGCCCACGCTCGATACGCTGACAATGGCATTTTGGGGTTCACCGTCAAAGCACCAATCAAACGTTTTATCATCGCCCCAGCAAATGGTAGGTATAACGTTAATTCCGTTTAACTGCCAAAATGCGCCAAGCCAGTGTTTGCGATAATGGTTGTATATTCCAAGCGCATGGGGAACGTCTGCATAAATCGAAAAATCAGGCGACAGAACAGCAGCCGAATTGCGCAATCCACCCAGATACTTTGTGGGCGCATTCCATAGACGCTCAATTCGATAATCATCGACGTACATCTGAACCGCTTCGGTTTTTGTCAGTCTACGCGACAGGTCATTAAACGGCAACCACGCTTCAATTTCTTCCGGCAAAAAGCCGGGTTGAATACGCGGGATTCCAAATTTTCCTTCGGTTTCGTCATTTCCGGGTATCCAGTGCCGCAGATTCTCATAGAGACGACTATTCATCGGTTTTTTCCTCCGATTCCTCGCGCACGAACCGCCCTTCCGTTTCCTCGTCCAGCCGCGCCATGATCTCCGGTACTTTGTCAATGTAGATGTTCGGCAGATTCTCAAGGATCGTCTGTCTGTCAAGATACGGTGCTTCGAGCATCAGCATTTGAACCTGTTCAAGTTGGTTGCTGATGCGGTTTCGCTTGAAAACAGGAACATCATCAATGCCAATCAGCCCCAGAATCGACCGAATGCAGGATTCGAGCTGATTTTCAAAGTCATCCGCGTTCTCGTCAAGCGGTTGATACGCGGAGTTAATTGCCGTCGCAGTCTGGTTAGACGCGGAAATCGCTTTGGTGTCAAACCCACCGAAATCCTCGTAGATATCCTGCCTGATGGTCTGCAAATACGCCGTCCGTGCGGCATACGGTACGTCTTGCGTATACGGCTTGATACCGCCGCCATCGCGCGTATCTGCGACTGCGATATGCTGTAAGAGGATTTGGTCGCGGAATTTCTGCAAATCCTTGTCATCCATACCGCCGTAGTTCTCAAGAATCCAGTAGATTTGCGCGCAGTCCTGCAAATCGTTTGCAAACCCAGACCGAATCAGATCATAGCTGTCAATGCTCTGCTGCAAACCGACAAGCGTCGACTGATGCAGTCGGCTTCCCCACAGCGGGACAATCGGCAGGCGACTGTAATTTTCCTCGGCGATAACCTCCGGCTCTGCATCGGCAGGCGCTTTTGAGATGGTCTGCTTGTACGCGCGCAGATCTCCATCTTTCTCAAATCGTGCATACCCGGATTTTGATTTAAACCGCCTGTAACCGTCTTCGGTGTACAGCACGGCAATCGTCGGCTTAGTGTCGTCAATGCGCCAGTACCGCAGGCCAGCGCGCAGCGTGCCGTCATTCTCGTCCCACAAGGGCACAAACTCAGTCAGTGGGAAGACATGGATGTGATCAAAGTTGAAAAACACAAAACTGACACCGTGAATCAGTGCTAGATATCCAGCTCTGTATAGCTCAGTATCAAACGTCTTGCCCAGCTTTGCTTTAATCCCGCCGCCCTGCTTCGTTTTTTCATTGGTGTCTTTGTCACTTGCAAAGGTCACGCCGTTGCCCAGCGAGTAGGTACAGCGCTGCGTATTCAACCTCCGGAAGAAATTTGACGCGATCTTGTTGTTTGATGCAACATAGTTTCGCACCGATACCCCAGCAGATGAATAGATTTTCTTCACATATTCATTAATGGTTTTGTTTCTCTGATGGTCGTACAGGTCAGCAGTCCGAGCCATTTCAACCGCTTCGTTTTGTTCATGCTCGGAAATCATCTGCGAGATGAAATCAGGGATTTTATCCTCGTCTGTCGGGAAATCCTGCCACGTCAGCAACGCCATCACCTCCTTATGCGAAAAATGGGCTTTTATACTCTTCTTTTGGCTTGACAAGCCGCATGGTGCGCACACCGTAGCGCATCGCGTCCATTAAGTGATCGTTGACCTTAATCGGCTTGTCGTCCGCTTTATCGTCCCAGACATAGCCGTCAAACTCCTTGCGCAACTCCGGCAGATTGTCGAAAATCCGCACGTCGCCGCGCTGCATGCAAACCGCAACGTCACGGATGCCGTCCAGCACGTCGTTGTCTGCCTTGCGCACACGGAAGGCAAGCCGCGAGCGCCTGAGCGCCGCGATGAACGACGCGGCAGAAGGGTCAATGATTGTCATCACGCCGCGCTGCTGGTCTTCCGGCAGGCTCTCGCTGACGAACCGCTCCATGTCGCGCACATAGTCCTCGTCAGTCTTTTGCACCTGCGTGTCGCGTCCTGAATAACGATATTCCCGGAAAATATGCCAAACGCCCTCGCTTTTGCCCCATAGCAGAGCAGCGAAGGCGTTTTGCGTGCCGTAGTCGATGGAAATAAAAACGTCACGCCAGCGCGGCGGCGTGAACGGTGTTTCGAGTGCTGAGGAATAGCCGGGGTAGATCATGCCTTCAGCAGATACGCGCTTTCCCTCGATGTCCCGCTTATACCATACGGATTGTGGGTCGTACTGTGCGATAATTTCCGCAAATCTCTTGTCGGATATTGTCGCATTGTCGCGCATCAAAAACAGCTCGTAATTACAGCCGCCCGGCAATTCTCCGCGCTCCTGCTTTATGCGGTACAGGTCGATATATTTTTCATAGATCGGAGAATTGGGTGCGCTTGGGTTCAAGTCCCAGAAGAACTTTCTCAGCTTTGCCGCAGCGGTTCGGTTGAACGCCTCCTGAATGAAAGATTCATGGTGAAGGTTGACCTCTGTTGCAATCCACATGCCGTAGCTGTTTCCTCGGATTCGCTTGAAGCTGTCCGCTTTTCCAGCTCCGGCAAAGATTACAATCTTCTCCCCCGTCTTCGTCCTGACGCGGATGCAATCATTCCCTCGATATTTGCCCCACGTGCAGCGCCCACGGAACTGGGCTTCAATGCCCATTCCGTTACAGTCCCCGATATTCAGCTTTGCCGTTGGTGATGTTGAAGCACTCGCAAGGTGTATCTTGTCCGGGCAAGTTTCAAGCTCTGTGCAGAAGGCGAAAACATTATCAACCGTCTTTCCGGCGCGAACAGCTCCCTCGGCGATGTTGTACATATTTTTTCGACAGGCGCGGATATATGAGAGGTGCTTCTGGCTGAAAACAGGAACATATTTACGTGTCTTCATCGCCATATACCTCTTCGCGTGTCGCGTCAATGTCTTCGGTGTCAACATCCGCCAAGTCCATATCTGCCGTCAAATCTTTATAAGCCGCCGTCAGATCGCGAAGCCGCCAGCGCTTCGACATGACCTCACGTCTTCCTCCACCTTTCTCAGACTTGATGATGTCCTTTGCACTCTCCGTTCCGATGCTACCGGGAAGAGCGTCTATCTCGCTTTCCAGTCGGAGAAGCAGCTTTGACCGAATTCTTGCAGCAATAACAGCGTTATTTGTGGCTTCGTCCGCTTTCTGCGCGACAATGCGCTCATTTGTCCTTTGTCGCACTTTTGTCGCAGTTTTGTCGCGGGTCTCTTTCCATTTTTCCGCTTTCGCCCTTCGTCCGACCGCGTCCTTAGAAATCCCGTACTTGTCAGCCAGATTGCGTATGGATGCGCCGCCTGCTATATACTCGGCTCTTATCCGCTCCCAGTCCACCGTCGGCACATCTTCGCACTCCCCTTTTTAGTGATTAAATGCAAAAACAGGACGTCACTTATACGCCCTGTTCTTTTATCATTTCTTTGTCGTTTGTTATCTCATAAAGGCAGCGAAGGAAAACGTCTTCGCCCTGACACCGAATTTCTTAGCCATTTGCTTGCTTTTCTCATTGAACGCATCTTCAAACGGCTTAACCATAGCCTTCGCCTCGGTCTTCTGAATTTTACCGTTGGCATATAGGAATTTGGCTTTGTAGGCCTGTTCGCGAGCTTCTTCGATGCTCATTTCAATTCCCCCTCCCCGTCATCTGTTTTCTTGCTTATATCTTAAGGCAATGCGGCGGAAATGTCGAGGAGTTTTTTAATTATTCTTCTGTTTCTTCATCAAAAACAAAATCGTAAGGTTCGAGATTTATATTTTTGTTATTGCCTCTGATGAAAACAAGAACATTCTGATGTGTTCTAACGACCTTTCTTCCGTTTTTGAATTGAAGATCGGCTCGCAAGGCTGCTGTTGCAACGGGATCAATTTTTACAATGTCATTGTAAAGAGAGCAGCCAGCATCGTTGAAAGCTTTGATCGTGTCCGAATAGAACCCTCGATATATCCCCTTTTTGTCCCTTATGTCGCTGATTACAACCGCGCAATAAGCATCATTTTTCAGCAAGGAAACTGTTCTGCTGATGATTTTTGAATATGTCGAAATAAAATTTTCGTAAGTCATGTTCGAAATATCTTTGGGATCGTCAGAATATTTTTCGAGGTCTCCGTATGGTGGGCACATCAGAAGAAAGTCAAATCCGCTTTGATTTACAATCCCCTTTATATCCATGCTGTCTCCACAATGCCACGTCGGCTTGTTTTCCATTTGGCAAGCAGACGGGTCTATACGGATCAGCTTTTCGAGCGCTTTGTTATTTTCGTCAATCTGCTCCTGCCGCAGATCAACGCCAGTATAATAATCTCCAAGGTACATGCTGACGAGGCCGCGCACATTTCCGCCAGCAAACGGGTCAATAATTCGCCCCCCCTTTGGGCAAAACCAGCGAATCATGAGCTCACATAATACAGGATCAAATTCGCTCGTTCCATTAAGGGAGGAACATCCAGATTTTTCTGCGAGGTCTTTAAACCCGCCGATCAGGTCTTCATTTCGTCCATCTCGAGAATCCGCTCCAAAGATATCATGCCAGAGATTTTTTCTTTTTTGCCATGTCCCAGATCGACCGTCAAGAATACTAAATGGCGGAAACACATATTTTTCTGATAGCGTCGGCCTTTCGCCGTCCAATTCACGCCACTTGGATTCCGAATTTAGAGAATCGCCCAAATCGTCATCGAACCCAAACTGCCCCATGTCGAAATCTTGGAGATCAAGCAATTCCTCGGAAAGCAGATCAGCGTCCCACTCCGCAAGCTCGCTTGTCTTATTGTCCGCCAGCCTGTACGCCTTGACCTGTTCTTCGGTCAGGTTGTCCGCGTATACAACAGGCACTTCCTTGCATTTCAGCTTTTTCGCGGCTTTGTATCGGGTATGCCCGGCAATGATAATTCCGTCCTTGTCAACGACGATGGGCTGCTGCCAGCCGAACTCTTTAATTGACGCGGCGACAGCATCAACCGCGCTATCGTTTCTGCGCGGGTTCTTTTCGTATGGTCGGATTTCCGACAGTTTGACGCGCTTGATCTCCATGATTTCGCCTCCCTGCACATCCTCCCGAATCAGCATAAGCAACGCCGCTCCCACTCTGCGTCTCTCTGTTGCGTTGCGTCCCGATCTGCGCCGGAGGTAAAGCGCAAATCACCCCAAAACAAAAGCCGTGACGTTCGCCGCGGCTTTGCTGCTGATTATTAGCCAGCGTCCTGCGCTTTGCGCTCTCCGCTGAGTTTAATGTTATCACATGGTCGCACTCTATGTGTAGCTCCGACCGCTCTATAAGTCTACTGCAAGTCGCCTATAATCTCCCTCTTGTACGCCCAGCCCGTACTTTCGGCCAGCCCTTGGCGCGCCGTCGCCTCAGTGACGGACAGCCCCTCGATAAAATACGCCTTGCAAAACTCTCGCACTCGGCTGACCTTCTCAAGTGTTTCGATTTGCAGTACAATCTTGTCGATTACCTCAAGCGCCGCAGAAATTGCCGTAAGATAGGCCATGCTTGCGGCTTGCAGCGCCTCGAAAGCCTTGTCACGTCGTATGACATAGGCCTCAAGCCCTGCACCGCTGGACGAGCCGGACGGCATGCCCGTGAGCTTCTGTGCCGTCAGATAGGCTGCTTTCTCTTCCTCGTAGGCTTCTTCCGTCCTCACATACGCCTTGCGCTTTTTCCGCGTGTCAAGCAACGTTCGCTTGTCCGCTTCCGTCAACTGCATTATTAACCTCCTTTTTGCGCCTTTCGCTGAAACTCCAACCAGCGCTCGTGACTGCGCTTTTTGCTCGTTCCCTCCAGGCAAGCCGTGTAGCGGCTTTCCAGCGCTTGCTTCCTGCTGTCGGCATACGCCTTGTATCTCTCACATCCCGCGTGACAGCCGACCTCGCGGCTCACGCAGTCGCGGCATGGCGCGTCATTCATGGCTATCACCTGCCCACGGCGTTTCCCGCCTTTCCGCTTCCGTCGGCTTGCGCAGCCAGCAGCGCCAGAAATCGTTATAAGACGCATTCTTCCGATAAAATTCATCTCCGCAACGATCTACTAGCTTTGTGAAATCGGGCTCACATCGTCCCCATCCCAGAATAACTACTTGTGCTCTCGTCCTTAGGCGGTCGTCGTACCACATGACCTCGCTTTTTGCAACCTCTTCCAGCGTCAGCACGCGGTTCTTCGGCTCGACGCGGCGCGACGACACAGCTTGCAGCCGTTCTTCAATTTTGGTCTGCGACGTGTTTCCGATAAACTCAATGCGTGGCGATGTGCTTTCGCACGTCACACATTGATACCATGCCGAGAAGAACTCCTGCTCGGTTGTATGTGGAAGAACGTGGATTTTCATCCTGTCTCCGCAATATGGGCATTTAAGCGTGTTATCCATGAATTGATCTCCTCTTGTTATTTTTCACCATTCAACAATTCAGTCATATTCACAATTGGCGTTGCGCTGCCTCCGCTGATAATCGGCAGCTGACCATTCCACTTTTTAATGTACTCCTTCTGGATCACTTTATCGGTAATGCTCTTTGCTTCCATTTCAAGACGGTAACTTTCGGCATCGGCCTGAATCCTGACGGCTTCCGCGTCCGCTTCCGCAGCGATTTTCTTCATCTCAGCATCAGCCTGAGCCTTGATCTTTTCGCGCTTGGCCTCAGCCTCCGCGATGATCGTCTGCTGTTCCTGCTCGGTTTGTGTTTGCAGCTTCTTCTGAGTGGCCACTTGCTTGGCCTCCACCGCGTCGGTGAAAGCGTCGCTAAAGTCGATATCCGTGATCGCCACGTCTTGGATTTTTACATCGTAGATCTCCATTTTAGAGTAGACCGCTTCGTAGACTTCCGTGGAAATGCCGTCACGTTCGGAAATCAGCTCTTCTGCCGTATATTTTGAGAATACGGCTTTCACCGCATCCAGAATGCACGGCTCCATGATTTTACTGCCGTAATCCTCGCCAACCTGTGAATAGATACGCCTCGCGCCGTCTTCGGACAGCTTGTAATTGCAAGTCATCTTGATATCGACCTGTTGGATATCCTTGCTAAACGCCGAGCAGACGACCTCGTACTTCTGCCAGCGGCAATCCATTTTGACTACCGATTTCCACGGTGGAATGACGTAGAAGCCGGGTGTCAAAACATCAGCTTCAGCCTTACCCCAATTTAAGACAATGCCGACATATCCTTCTTTAATTGTCGTTGCAGACGCGGAATCCGCGCAGGAAAAAGCGATAACAACTGCGACAATCAAAACAGAAATAATAGTGCAAACCTTTTTCATAATTTTCCTCCTGACTTTTACTTTCTATATTATTCCTTATCGGTTTTTACGCGGTTCTCAAGTTGCTCGATGCAAGCGAAAACGTCAAGCATCAGCATTGTTCTACAACTCACGTCCTCGTAATATGGGCAATCCTTGCGGCACTCACTTAAAAGGCACAAACTCACAGCCTCCTTGATCTCGTCAGGCGTTTTCATTGTTCTTCCTCCTTTTCCGCTCCTTCTCGATCTCCGCCAGAAATTCCGCCCACATCGGCGCGTCAATCTCCGCGTCGCCCAGATTGTCAGCCTCGGCGATATCCCGCGCCATCACATACAGCGTATTATCGCTCAGCGCCGGCAAGAACTGCTTGATAAAGCTCATTACACTCCACGGCATGTAGGTGCGCCGCCCCAGACAGTAGCGCACCGCGCAGATGCAGACAAGGCAGAAGTCATCTGTGTTGAAAATATTAATCATGGGTTTCCTCCGCTGCATTTTTGAATCTGGCATAATCCTCAGCCCGTTCTTTGCTCAAAAAGGCTGGTTTCCAAGGATAACTCTTTGAAATCTTTTCATTGTCAAGTTCGTCTCGGAAATCTCCCACAGAGTATCTGACTTCGTCTTCTCCTTGTTGGTAAATATAGATAGGTGATATTCGTTCTTCCCCATAACGACTGCGAGTTTCGATTTGATAAAGCGGAATTTCGCGCAGAAAATAACGTAGTACTTTGCAAGAGCAAGAACAAGGTTCTGTAAGTTCTTTCCCAGACGGTGATTTAAAATGGATTTTCCTCTCGTCGTCGCACTTGTCACATTTAACGTGCGAGTATTCGTATTTGCAATCAACAAGATACGCGCATTTCTGAACATCTTTCAAAAGCTCTTTGAGCCGGGTGTGCCGAATTTCTTTAATCTTTTCGTCCCAATTCTTCTTGATGTGGCTCAATTTCTTGATCTGAGCTTCGAGCCGATTATTTTCATTTTGGAGGTTTTCAACCTGAAATTGCAGTTCTTCAAAAGTGCTGCACCTCCATTTTTCGGCAAACTGTCGGAATGCTTCATGCGTCTCAGGATCGCAGAACGTCGGGAACTCTTCATCCGGATAATATTTGCTCATTGCTTTTCCTCCTTCGGCAGCTCTGGCAGCGGCAGCACCCTGTTCGTTATTGCGTCCTCGTGCTTCCGTAGCCTGTCACGCAGATGCCCATATCCGCTGAGCGCCGCGTATACCGTTGCAACAGGGCAGTTATCAAAGACACAATTAAAGAGAAGCTCGTCCTTTTCCTCGTCGGTCATGGTCTGGTCTGCAAATGCCGAACATCCAAACTCCGGACAAAGCTTTTTGAAGCAGAAATCCGTAATAGGCATACCATCCGCGCCATCATCACTGTAACGGATGTAGCTCCACCCATCTTTTTCGTAGACCAAATTGAGCATCACCTCGAAATTGCCTTTCGGGTCATCTGTTACCATTTTCGGCAAACTGAAAACGGATTTCTTTTGATTCTCATTCATGGCTTTCTTCCTCCTTCGGCAGCTCGGACAGTGGCATCCAGTGAGTGACCGGGTCGTTCCTCCCATTTCCCGTCGCCATAAAATACGCGTATGTCGTCAATATACTGGCCGCCCGAAAGCAAGCAGCTATCAAGACCACAAAGGTATGCTTCATGTTTTTTCTCCGGCGGCCTGTCCTTGACGCTGATCCACTCCAGCTTCTTTGCGTCCTTCTCCGCCGTCAGCTTTTCCAGCATGTCGGCAGCTTGCCGATTTGCTTCTTTTCTGTCGCATTTATTTTTCAAATTCACAGCACAGTCGGCGCATTTATGCTCGTCGCCTGCGCCGCACCTCAGGATTTTCACCAGTTCCGACACTTCGTATCTGTTTCCCGCATACTTGCACACCTCCGGGTGTTCGCACGTCGGACACACATCGCCGCGATACGGGCACTCGCCATTGGTGCAGACACCTTCAAAATCGGCGTACCATTTGCATTTCATTTTCCGTGCCTCCACTCTCTCCCTCGGTTAATCTCCATCTTCGCCCGCACCGCCTTGTCAATGTCGATGCCCAGATACCCGGCGGCAGACAGCGCCGTGATGATAACGTCTGCCAGCTCTTCACGGAAGTGATCTGTGTCTTCCGTCGCAAAGATAAGCTCGCGAATTTCCATCGAAATGAACAAAGCAGCAATCACGTTCTTTCTAGTTTCGTCGCTGTTTGCATAAGTAATCACGTCAGCTATGCCGCTTTTTCTGAAATCCTCATTCGTTGCTATCAGCTTCCAAACATGCATTTCGTCCCACAGCCCATGTTTCACCGCGTCATCGTAGATTTTATTTCGCAATTCGTTCAAATCGTTCATTTCGTTCCTCCTCTAAAAATAACCACCATCGACGGAAAAGGCGCGGACGCTTTCGCATTGCCAAACTTGATCCGCCCTTTCAAAAACCTAATCTCTGCCTGATGATAAATGTAGTCGTGAAAGGCTCGGGTGTCTGTTCTCGCGGGAATGAGCATCACCACCAGCGCGCCTTTCTCGGCCTCGTCGTGCGCTTTTTTGATCCACTTTGGGAGTTCTCGCCCGTAGGGTGGATTGCAAAACACCCTTTTGCCCCCCAATTTTGGGAAAGACCGTCCTCCGCCTTAGTGAAGTGTTCCGCGCATTTCGCGTTCTCGTTCGTGCTGCATGGATCAAGATCGAAATGGAACTCCGCGTCCAGCTCGTCAAAAAGAGCCTGCGGCGTTGCCCACTCGACGGATGCGCTTGAAAATAAACAGCTATTCACGCTCGAACCTCCCATCAAAACGGCAGTTCTTCGTCGTCCACCTGCGTGAACCCGCCAAAATCGTTGTGCGGTTGCGGCGCATAGGTCGTCCCGCTGTCTTTGCTCGCCGCCGTCGTGTATGCCCCCGGCGCGCTCTGTGTGCTGCTCTGCTGATTCTGCGGCGACAGGAACTCCACCTCGTCGGCGACGATATCAAACGCGCTGCGCTTGCTGCCGTCCTGCGCCTCGTAGGTGCGGGTCTGGATGGAGCCGGTCACGGCCACCTTCCTTCCCTTGGTCAGATAGCGGCCGCAGAGCTCGGCGAGCTGGCGCCAGGCGACGATATTGAGAAAATCCGTTTCCTGCTGGCCGGTCTGCGCGTTGCGAAAGCGGCGATTGACCGCGATGCTGAAGTTGCAGACCGCAACGCCGGACTGCGTGGATCGCATTTCCGGGTCGCGGGTCAGATTGCCGATCAAAAACACTCTGTTCATCCGTATTACCTCTTTTCTGCAAGTTCATCCGCAGAAACGCCCAGAGCAGCAGCCAGCTTAGACGCGGTTTCCTCAGAGCACGACTTCCCGCATTTGATAGCGGAAACTGTGCCACGGCTAACGCCTGAGCGTTCGGCAAGCTGTGTTCCGGTCAGCCCACTTTTCGTCAAAGCCACGATGAAAGAAATACGATCAATCTTCATTTTGTTACCTCCAAATAGCTTTTTATCCGTCTCGCGGCCTCTTCCCATCCCCGGCACACTGCCGCGCAATAGCCTTGTTTTTGCAAGTCATGCAGCCATAGCTTTTGGCAATCGCTGATCGTTCCGCCCTTCGTCCTCTTCATTTCGACAAAAAGCCCGTGAAACTCTCCGCGCGGGACAGGCAGGAAGATGTCAGGCACTCCGCTTTTTAGCCCCTCAGCTTTCATTCTGCCGCCCGTCATCCAGCTTCGTTTCCCCTCGTTTGGGATGTGGAACATCAGCGCAAGCTCTGGGTATTTTCCGCTCTGCATCGCCGCCCAGCGAAAAAGGGTCTGCTGCTCTTCGGATTCAGTCGGCACTTGCTTTTTCATGCTTTTCCTCCGTCAGCATAGCGTCATCGCCTCCTGAACAGGCGGCCGCTTTTTCTCCGGCTTTTCGGGCGCATATTTATTCAAAAAGTAAATCTGTCCCTTCGGCGTGATGACGGTCGTCGAGCTGATAAACGTCTTTTCTGCGCTGCTGACCGTCCGCTCGATGCTCCGCATCAGCCCCATGTCCACGCTTCTCTGTGTCGGTGCGTTCTGGTCTTTGGCGTTGGCCTTAATCACAAAGCCGTCGCGCCGCAGCAGATCGTACAGCCTCTTTTCCCCGGTTTCGTATCCCCTCTGCACCATCAGCTTCGCGAGCTGCCGGACGAGAATATCCCCTTCCGCCTTCTCCACCGTCTCGGCGAACAGCACCTTCGGAGCGTCGGCCTGAATCTTCGCGTTCGCCGCTTCAAGCTGTTTGTTCCGCTCGGCAATCTTGCGCTGTGCAACCATCAGAGCGTTGGCTAAGAGCTGGTCGTCGTCCATCATCTCCTGACCGGCAATGTAGCCACCGGTCTTGCGGATGCTCGGGATGACCTCGTCAAACACCCAGCTCTCAAATTTCTCCGCTTCCGGGAGCTTGCTGTGGGTGATAAGGCGATAAACGTCGCCCTCTGGGATGAAATTGATTTCCTGCATCTTGCCGCTGATAGGGGTACTGTGTTTCACCGTAGCCCTGCAATGCGCGGCAATCGCATCATTAGGCCGTGCATATCCCAGCGCCTTGGCCACATCCGAGCCGCAAAATAGCGTCCTTCCGTCCTCCTCCAGCACTCGCACCGTGCCGAACTCATCCTTGCGGAAAATCGTCACATCGTTCATGGTCTGTTCCTCCGTCATTGCATTTCTGAAAATCTCATGGTCGCGCCGTCAAAATACAGCGTAATCCTTCCGCATCGACCACCCCGATTTTTGTCCAGAAACAGCTTCCTTTCCGGGTCGTCCTTGTCGTTCGGCGCATGCAGCAGAAGTACCGCGTCTGTGTCCTGCTCGATGCTGCCGGATTCGCGGAGGTCTGACAGTTTCGGCTCGTCGTTCCGCTCGCTCGCGCGGTTGAGCTGACTTGCGGTCAGGATCGGGATTTTAAGCTCCATCGCCAGCGATTTAAGCGCCCGCGTGACAACGCCGACCGCCTCCGAGCGGTTGCTCGTCTTCTGCCCCGCGTCGAGAAGCTGCAAGTAATCGACGACGATCATGTCCAGCCCGCATCTTGCACGGATTCTGAGTGCCATGCGCCTTATATCGCGCACGGTTCGCGCCCTTTCGCTGATAAATAGCTGCTCGGAAGGGATTTCCGCAAAACTCTCCGCGACTTTGACAATCTCGCTGTCGTCCAGCTCGTGACGCTCGATCTTGTCAGACGATACGCGGCTTTTCTGCGCCACGATGCGCCCGACGATCTCATCCGCGCCCATCTCGCACGACACCAGCAGGATTTTCCGGCCAACATTCAGTGCCTTAACCGCGAGGTGCAGCAGAAACGCAGACTTGCCGACCGAAGGCCTCGCGCCGACGACGATCAGTTTGCCGCCCGCAATCATCAGCGCCCTGTCGAGCTTGGGAAAGCCCGTCTTTGTGACCGGCTCGACCGCTCCGCTTGTCAGCCGCGCGTAGAAGCCGCAAATCGCGTCTGTGCCGCTGATTACACCGCAGTCGTCGGTTTGTCCGCTGAGCGCATTTAATCGCATCACAGCGCCGTCTAGCAGCTCTGTCGTCGATATTTCGCCCTCGTTCGCCGTTCGCGCTGTCTCCAAGCAGGTTTTGACGATCTCCCTGCGCATCGCCGCAAGGCGTATGTTGTCCGCCTGCTGGTCTGCAAGCGCCGTCGTGACGGTCTCCGCCGCGATGGTGATTGCCTTGTCGAGATCATCATCGTCGAGAACCCCTTCAAGCGTCGCAAGGTCGCAAGGCCGTCCCTGTCTTTCAACCGCCAGTGCCGCCGAGAATATGCGTCGGCAAATCGGCACGGTGAACCAGTCGGCTTTAAGCCCGGAATCGCTTGCCTTTGTGTCGCCCTTGATGATTGCGCCGCAAAATTCGCGCTCAGAGATCTCTTTGGTGAGACTTTGGTACGGATCGTCCATAGCTCATCCCTCCCACGCTGTCAGGCGGTTTGTCCGCCCATGTGTATCCTCGCTCTTTCTCCTTGCGAAGAATGCCCTCGACATACCGCCAACATCGGCTTTTTTCCGTCGCCCCTTGGGTTCTGCTTATGGCTTTCAGCAGATTTTCAGCTCCGTATTCAGCCCTGAGTCTGTCCATCGCGTCAAAGTCGCCCGAAGCACTGGCGGGTAAACCCATGCGCTTTGCAACAGCCTCCACGTCTGCCTGTTCTTCCCGCATTCGCCGCGGTTCGTCGTCCGTCACGTCGTCGTAGGGGTTTGGGGTTACGTAACCACCACCAATATTCTTTTCTTGTTCTTTTACTTGTTCTTGTTCTTGTATATATGCGTTTTGCTTGACGTTGCTTTCGTCTGCTTCCGGTTGCTTGGCTTTGCTTGGCTTTGCTTGGCTTTGTTTCAATGTGCTTGCGTTTGCTTCCGTCTGCTTGACGTTGCTTTCGTCTGCTTCCGGTTGCTTGGCGCTTCCACCTTTCTTCCCGCTTGCTTTCTTTGCTTCCAAGGATTCAGCGCACTGGTCGATCTTAAATTGAAGCGTGTCCCAGACATACCATTCCGGCGCGTTCTCGCCAAACGTCGGCAACTCGCCACGGTAGGCATAGGCCATCATAGCCATAAAAAGCCGTCCGCGCTGTGCGTCATCATATCGCTTGAGAAGAACTTCGATGTCCGGGAAAACCTTCAGATAATCCAGCATTCTTTTTCCCCTTTCTACTTAAAGTAAATGGCGGCAAGCCCCGGAATCGAACCGGGCGGCGCGGGCAAGGTGCTTCGCGTCAATCTGTTTGAGGAGGGAAGAACAAGAAGAAACCTTGACGAATAGGGAGGGTGTTGCACCCGCGCGATGCCTTCCATGCTTGCCATAAGTGCCGCCGTTTTGCCCCGGCGGCTAGGCTGTCTGTGAAACGTCTTTTATTTGCCGTCTTTCCGGCTGCCAGAAAAAATGGTTTTGCTCGTCTTTCCGAGCCGCCAGTGTGAATTTGCCTGCCCTGTGTCCTCCTTTCTGTGGGCTGTACCGTTTCAAGCGGGGGTGACGTGCTTGTACAAAATATGGATTTCTCCTACTGCTCGGCGCGCGGCGGCATCGAGCCGCCCCTTCTCGCGTAACGCCGCTTTACGTCCCGCGGTTGCTCTCCTGAGCTGCGCGCCATAGATGCGGGATCACTCCCGCAAGTTTTGAATATACGCCTCAAGAAGTTCGATTTTGCATGAACGGGTAAGCTGCGTGAGATTGCAGATTGTCATGATATTTTTGACTACCTTGTTCAGATTTTCGTCTGCTGTCTCGATACGTTGCACCTTTCCGGATAACAACAGCTCTACTATGCTCTTTCCGAGAGTTGTCCACGCTCCGAGCCTTACGTTCTTTGTCCCGAGCAAATATTCGCATGATACGCTGTAAAGCTCTGACATTGCCACTAAGATATCGATCGGCGGAAGTCTCTTGCCGGTCTCATAGCTAACCACCGCACTTTGTGATGTACCCAACTTTTCAGCGGCTTGATGTTGATTCAGACCGCTTTTTTTCCTCGACTTTCGAAGGCGTTGCGCCACTATCTCTCTATCCATAGGCGTTTAAAGTGGTAACCCGTCGTCGTTTGCAGCGACGACGTCTGCCTTTGAGTTGAACGGCTGCGCGTCATGTGCCGCTCCAGTGTCCGTTACGTCTACGATGCCATCAGGTAGCGGGGATTCATCATCGACCAACCCTGCGCTTATATCGTGCGCCGCTTTCAGCGCGGCGGGCGATGCGCTCTTGTAGTCGATGGACATAACGCCCCAGCGTCCGAGCAAGCGGCGCATGACGGTTTTCCGCGCCATAGCGTCCCAGTCGTCGCGCCAGCCTTTGCCCTGATTCTTTCCCTTGCGGTTTTTTGCCTCGTGCGCCTCGATCTGCTGGACGCTCATGTATACCGTCTTCTCCGTGCCATTCACAAGGCGATAGTAGCCGACATAGCCGATGATCGGCAGCTTCTCGCGCTCCGCCTCGTCCTGTTCCCAGCGGAACTCAAAGTCTTCGGTCAACCTGTCACATGAGATCAACTCTCCTTCACGCACATCCATGACGTTCAGCCGCTTGTATGCTCCGGTTCTGAGCGCAAGCTGAATCATGCCCTTGTAGCCGAGGATGAACTGAGCTTCCGGAATCTTGATCCAGTTTCCATCATCCGTCTTTTTGCTGTTGTTGAACGGCACGATGTAGGCAAAGCCGAGCGCGTTATCGACCGGAAGGTCATAGCTTGCGGCTTTGAGCGCCGCCTGAATGACCGTCTGCGGGGCTTGCCGAACCGCCGCCGTCAGATTTGCATCCGCATTGCAAAGTGTGATGACTGCCGAGATAAATTGCGGTGCTCGATCACCCAGCAAGTCGTTCAGGCGTTTTTTGTAGCCCTCGGAGTCGAACATGCCATTCAGAATTTGGTTGACGGTTCGCGCTGCAACGGGAGCAGTCGTAGTCGCCGCGACGGGTGCGCGGCTGGCGGTTGCGTTTGTGATAATTCCCGCCGTGTTCCTTGCTTGTCTTTCCATCCTTTTATGCCTCCTTGACTGTGAATCGGCGCGTAGGTGCGCCAATCTTGATGTATCTGTCAACGATTTCGGTGTGTTCTTCCGTAAGCCGCTTGGTGTCGATGGTCTTTCGCGGGCTGCTGTTTTTCCAGCTTACGATGTAATTCGCGCTTTCTCCGCGCTCAGATTCGCCCATGCACTCCTTGATGCGCTGCTCATACAGGGCTTTATCTCCCTCAAGCTCTTTGATTTTGCTTGTCAGCGTCATGTACTGGCTGATTGCATCGTCACAGTCAAGCGTGATGGTCGAGCCGTCAGATACGGGATAACGCTTGGTCAGGATTTCATCTGCCGCCTTGCTTCCGTCAACGGGCGGGCATTTGCCCTGTAAAACGTACTCGCGCCAAAAGTAGTCCTCGGCGGAGATGAGTGCCTTGATCTGGTCTTCGTTCTCTCTGCGCTTGAAGCTGTATGTGTACAGCCCCCGACCGATGACCAGCACCACGAGCTTCCACTCATCCCAACCCGTGACTGCGAGGTAGTGCATGCACTGCGCGTAGTACCACGGGTTGATGTCCCCTCCGGCAAAATCGGTCTTTGTGAAAGAGGATGTCGTCTTGATCTCAACGCCGATCCGTTTGCCCTTCACGCGGCGGTCGATATTTGCCAGCATGAAGGGGTGTTCGATGCTCTGCATCATCTGATTGCATCTGACGATGTTCAGACCGCTCTCTTCGGCGTATCGCCTCGCCACGTGGTCTTCCAGCACGTTACCGAGCCAGATTGCTTCGCTTTCGCTTTCCGCCTGTGGCTCGTCCGCGCTGGTCTTATCCGCCCAAACCGTGAGCGGCGATGAGAACGGGTTCAAGCCGATGATCGCGGCCGCATCGCTGCCGCCGATACCGGCTTTTCGAGCCGCGAGCCATTCTGCGCGGCTCATGTTGCGCGTGTCCTTGTACACGGTGTAGATTTCTTTCATTTTCAGACTGCCTCCGCAAACGTCCATCCGGTGCCGAGCAGCTCAAGCCACTCTGTCGTGCTGATGCTGTCGGCACAATCCTCACACAAAACCTTGTTGCCGATCTCCGCGATTTTGTCGCCCTCATAGATCGCAGTCTTGCATCTGCTGCACTGACATACAGGGATATCGGGTTCAGCGTTCGGGCAACCGCTCAGGCATGGGAAGCTGTGGCAGATATCACACATCCTTCTTTCCCTCCTTGTCCATTTCCGCGATGATGCAGACGATCAGCAAGATCACCGCGCCAGCGAAAGCCGCCGCCAACGTGTACGCAAGCACCATGCCCAGACCTTCAAGCAGCCGGGCGAAAAAACAGATGAACTGCGCTTTAAGCATTGATATTTCATCCTTTCTGCGCTATAATAGCTATGGTTAGAATTTTCCATTGGATTCCGCTCGTGTTGCAGCACGGGCGGCTCTTTTTTTACTTTGCGATTCTCAAGCATGGCAACGCCACGCCATCAAACCCCGCTTGATACTCAAGCCCTTCGGCTTGCATCAGCTCGTACAACCTGCGCTCTTCGCGCTTGGTCAGCGTCTCCGGGTGGTTGAGCCGGTTATACAGCGTCTTTTTCGACACGCCGAGGTTCAGCGCCAGCTCAGCTTTATCCATGCCGGACACGCCGCAGAGCTGACCAACCTGCCGCCGGAAGAGGTCGTCTTCCGCGCTCCAATTCCGCTGGCGCTTTTTCATGGTCAAACCTCCTTACTTGTCGGGATACAACTGCTTCCAGTCAAATCCCAGCCGATCTCCTATGACCTTTGCGTGCTTGATGCGCAATTCAATCTCGCCGCTAATGATTCGGCTAACGGCGGATTCGGTTAAACCCAGCATTTGCGCCAAATCTTTTTGCGACAGCCCATATTTTTCAAGCACTTGCTTCAATCTCAAGTTATAACCTCCTTTTTTCTTTAACTTTAGTCAAGTATATATCATTCTTGAGTAATTGTCAAGCGTTTTTAGTAATTTAATTGAGTTTTTTTTAAGTCTATTTACTTGAGGATAAATCAAGTCTATAATAGTAAAAAAAGGAGTTTTCGATGTATGACTAACAATATTCGCGCATTACGCAAAGCCGCCGGAATGACCATGAAGCAGCTCGGAAGCCTGATGGGTGTCTCCGAATCAGCAATAAGCCTGTACGAGAATAGCAAAGCCGAACCAGACATTGCAATGTTGCGAAAAATTGCAGATTATTTCGGCGTTACCATCGACTATCTTTTGACCGATAACCCAAAAGATACAAAAAAGCCCACATGTCATACATGCGAGCTTTCGGATGAAGAATACCGACACTTGATGAATTTTAGGGCTTCATCAGATGAAGGTCGACGACTTTCGGATGAACTTTTGATATACGGCTTTCCAAAGCCAGAAAACACTTCTGCTGGTCAGGGGTCAGCGTCCTAAAAAGCAACAACGAATGATATTCTCGATCGTTCAGAATCATTTTTACCTTTTTTGCCTCAGCTTTCGTTGTTTGCATGGTAATCACCTCATCAAATAGTCACTCCAATGAGTGCTAACTCGGTGCTTCAATTTGGCTTGTTACTTACCTTCTCCGGCGGCGGCATCTCAAACGGATTTTGCGGTTGAGATGCTACTACAATAATAATAATTATCATCGACACTCCCTCCATTGCTTACATTATATTCATGTCAGAGGGCAAAAAGAATATGAAAAGGGGTTAAGAAAATGAAAAGAATCGTTGCTCTGTTGGCTCTGATGCTTGCTATTCTCCCTATACACGTCACGGCAGAAAACGAAATCGACCCGAAGGACTGCATACCGTTTCCGGCTGACTGTAAAAAAGCGGATGTCGCCGCAACCGCGCTTTACGCCGTAGACGTTCCAGAGCCGGAAAGCTACGAGTGGAGTTCAAATTCGGAAGCCCTGCACGTCACAGAAGAAGGCGTGTTCTCCCTGTTTATGGGGAAAGGCACGTTGACAGGCGTTCCGAAGGACAGCAAAGGGGAAACGATCAAAATATCATTGTCTGCGCCTACACCATATTTCAGCTCGAAGAACATCGTTATCGATTCGCCGGAAGGTGAAGAGCTGATTGTTGAAACAGGAAGCGGTTTTATCACGGTCGGAAGAAGCGGTGACGACTGCTTCACTAGCGAAGAAATTGAGGGAAGAAAATACGGCATATCTGACGCATACCGAATCATGCCCAAAAAAGAGGGCAAGGGCGCAATCATCTACACAATAAACATGAGCAAGCAATACAAGATCAACATCACGGTCAAAAAGTCTGCGCTCATGTCCGAAGAGGAACGGCAAGCCCTGATAGAAAAGGCCGGGGAGAACGCAAAAATCGTTATCGCGGGAAAGAACGTGAACGTCCGCGCCGATGCGTCCGCCGATGCCGACAAAGTCGGAAGCATCAAAGCGGGAGAAGAAGTTATCGTCACTCAGCCGTATTATACGGAGAAGTGGCATCAGATTCTCTATGACGGCGAGCTGTGCTATGCGTCGGCAAGCTATCTTGTAATCAAATAAGCGAATATAGGCAGAACGAAAGAAGGGGCTAAGAATTGGCTAGAGACGGAAAACCGGGGTGCTTGTCCCGCATTTTCAAAGCATTTTCCTATTGCTGCGTGGCAATCGTCATTTTGGCGTTCATCGGTACAGTAAACAAGCGCAGCAGTGAAGACACAGTAGCGCAGGATGAATCGAATACGCAAGTTGAGCAGACGACCAGCGAAGAGAAAACCCCAGCGCCCACGAAAACGCCAAAGCCCACGAAAACGCCAAAGCCCACGAAAACGCCAAAGCCAACAAATACGCCGAAGCCGACGGCAACGCCTGAGCCTGATACCTTGCAAGGCTGGGCTGAATCCTTCGCGGAGCGTGTGTTCTTCCCCATTGACAGCGGCATTTCGACGCTGATATCCGTGACGTGCGAACAGGTTGACGGAGAAACCGCGCCGATGGTCACGATAAACGTCGAATTCCCGGACGGCGCGAAGAACGATTCCCGCGTAAGCGCGTTTCTTTCCAGAGCGGCAAAAATGAATCGGTATATGTCGGAAGCGGCAAAGAAAGGAAAGATCGAATACGGTTCTTTGCTTGTCATCGGATGGACGACATATATAGATAAGTACGGAAACGAGAGCGACGGCCACGCTGTCGATATTCGCGTGAAGGCCAGCGAGGCCGCAAAGGTGAACTGGGAGAATTTTTCTTCCGATATGCTGCCGGGGATCGCCGTTTCCTTCGGTATCAATCCGATCATCCGCGACGGCCTGTCGCTCGAATACTACTCAAAAATCCGTAAGTAATCGCTTGAAATGAAAACAAGCGATGTTTTGCCGACGTCGACAAAACATCAGGTCGCGCTGAGCGACAAAAAAAGGCGCGTCCTGATGGGCGCGTCCTTTTGGTTTATTCGGCTTTTCCGCAGCACGGGGTAGTCGATGCAAAACCAAACCCAAACCCGTAATCTGTCGCGTTCGGAACGTTGAAACAGTTTTCCGCTTTGAAAAGTTTGACTGCCCTTTCAAAAGCGATTCTTTTCTGATTCTGCGTCAGTTCGTTGGGCAAGCCTTTCAGGCACGTTCGCAGATTCTCGATGATTGCAAGCACAATCGCGTTTTCCTCTGCCTTGGTTTCTCCGTCTTCAACCATCCACTCCGGGGTACACAATGCAAACATCCGATTCACATCTTTCATGCGTTCACCGCCTTTCTTTTTTTATCATATGCCGATATTCCGAGAATATACTATCAAAAAATTATCATAAAATTATCAAAAGGGGGATTTTTTATGGCAAAGGCAAAGAAACTTCCGTCAGGGAACTGGCGAACACAGGTTTACCTCGGCAGGGATGCCGCCGGAAAGCCAATCGTCGAATCCTTCACCGCATCGACCGCCCGCGAATCTGAACGCCTTGCCGCCGTCGCTGCTGCCGATCACAAGCGGAAGAAGAAGCAAACGCTGACGCTCGGTCAGGCGATGGACGAGTTTATAGATACTTGCCGTGTACAGGGCTATTCGCCGTCTACGATTCCGGCGTATGTCTCGATACGGGAAAACAGCTTTCCGATGCTTGTCTCTTTACGCCTGGATCAAATTACAGAGCGGGATATCCAAAAAGCGATTGACGCAAGAGCTAAAGATCATGCCATGAAAACGGTTCGGAATGAGTTTTACTTTCTTCGCTCCGTTTTTGGCAAATATGCGCCCGATTTGAATTTGTCCGGGATTGTCATAGCCAAAAGGAAGAAGCCGAAGAAGCAGCTTTTCTCCGAAGGCTGGGCGCGAGACGTGCTGGCCTATGCCAAAGAGCATTGGGAAACGGATTTTTATCTCTACTGCTGCTTCATCGTGAGCGCGGGCTTGCGCCCTTCTGAGGCGTATGCTTTGACGTGGGGCGATCTGTCCGCTGAACCTGTTTCCGCAATCAGCAGAGACGGGAAAGCGTACAAGATGGGGCTTTTAAGCATCGACAAGGCCACAGTGCGCGATGAATCCCGCTCATACGTCAGAAAAAACGTCACAAAGACAGATGCGGGAGAGCGCGCACTTCGTCTCGACTGGTCTTTTTTTCAAAACTTGTACGACTGCAAGCCGCGAGGCGCTGACCATGCCCAAATACTGACGCTAAAGCCGAATCTCGTTGACTACCGTTGGAAAAAATGCAGGGCGGCACTTGGACTTCCGGAAAAGATGCGCTTTTATGATCTGCGTCATTTTTTTGCAACGTCCGTTGCCTACTCCGGCGCGTCCGAGGAAGAGCTTGCCCGCGTCATGGGTCATTCAACGTCCGCCTTTTCCCATCAGGTGTACGTCGAGCTTTTCCGCGAACGGCAGGAATCCGTAAACGCCGAGCTGGCCGCAGGAACGGCGGCGCTCTACGAATCCATCAAGAAACCCGTGTGAAATTCCGTGTGAAATGATTTTGCAAAAGTTCACACGGAAAAGAAACGACGATACACGAAATGAGTAATAATTTACACTGAATAAAATAGACGGCAAAAGAAAAAATCCAGAAACCTTTGTGGCCTCTGGATTTCCTGTTTGGTGCGGTAGATGGGACTTGAACCCATTTATTCCAGTTGTATTTACTAGCTTTTTTGTTCTTCGTGTGAAATTTCGTGTGAAATCATGCCAAAAACAGCTAGTTTCGAGATGCTTTCAGCTTCCGGATTGCCGCCGCATATGCCTTCGGCGCGACGATCTGCAAGCCCTGAATCGTGTCTTCCAGCGCATCGACAAGCTCGGCAGATGACAAGCTTGCACACGCAGCGCGGAACTCGCTTTCCGGCTCTGCCGCCATCGAGTACGCAGAAACGGGTGCCTCCCTTACATCCTTCGCAGATTCGCTTGCCATGTGCGCCCGGAGGCCGTACAGCACCGCCAGACGTTCAGCGTCTTTCACGCTCGTCCCTTCGCGCTTGATTTTGGTGATGGTTTCGTCGATCTCTTTCAGGTCGATCAATGCCGTTCACCGCCCGTCAGGCGTTGCGCAGCTCGTCCATCGCGCGGCGGATGATTTCGCGCTGTTCGCCGGTCGCGTCGCGCATGATCTCTTCCATCTTGCGCATCATGCTTTCGCGCCCGTCATCGCGGCTGTAATGTCCGCGCACATAATGCTCGCCGCGCCGGTCGTTGCGTCCATAGCTTCCGCGCACGTCAGCGCGCCACTCCGTGCTGTTGCTGTAGCCTTCGTCCTCAAGGATTTCGATTTTGTCAATATTCTTGATGGTGTCGGTCAGCTTGTGGACGGTTTCGAGGTCGCCGGGGTTCATGTCGCGCTTGGCGGCGATTTTGTCCAGCTCATCGCAAAGCATATCGCGCAAGTCGTGCATCGCTTTCATACCCATATTTTTCTCCTTTCTCACGCCTGCCGCGTGACGATCAGGTTTGCGTTGGCAACGTCAATCGCTTGCGCACTGGTGTTTTTCAGCGCGACGGTTACGCAGCATCCACGCGGCACATCGACAAACGCAGAGACGGAAACATTAAAATAGTTCTCGACCGCCGCAGGGGTGACGATAGCGACGGCGCTATTCAGCGTCTCGCCGTTTATCGTCAGCGCAACGGAGATCGCTTCAACCGTTCCGCCAGTCGGGATGGCAACATTCCCCGTAAAGTCCACAAAGTACCGCGCTCTGCACTGGTTTGTCATGCCGCGAAGCGTTACGATTCCCGCGCCCTCTCGATGGACGATGCACGGAGAGCCGCAAATCGGCGTTTCGGTCAGCGGTAGATTCTGGCCAGCCGCGACAAGTGCCGTGCTGGAGTTGGTATACTCAGCCATAGATTATCTCCTTTCATAGAGAAACGGCGGGACACATTCGCCCCGCCGTCGTTGCAGAATCAGCTCAGGGCTGAACAGCTCGGTCACGCCGAACAGTTGCATCTCTTATGCGATTTTAGCAGCTACAACCGGCGTTTGCAGCGCAGCCGTAACCGTAACCGCCCGTGTAGGGGTTCGGCACCTGATACGCAGGAACGGCGACAGGCTGACGCAGCGCGTTGATGATCTGCGCCGTCTGCGCTCCCATCTCCGTGGTGAGCAGCGCCGACTGGCGATCCTGCGACGCGGCGCGGCGAAGATCGGTGTTTTCCGCCTGCAACGTTGCGATCTTGTCCTGTGTCAGGAAGTCGAGAATCGCACGGCTGTTGGCGTTCTGGTTGTCGATCACGTCGCGGGTGTTGCTGTTAAGCGTGTTCTGGATGGTGCAGAAGCCCTGCTGCATCTGGTTGCGCGTGTCGCAAGCCTGAGTAGCGAGGTTGTAATTCACGCCCTGAATCGCTTCGCGCGTCTCGCAGCAGCAGTTAGCCTGCTGCATCTGCATCGTAAAGAGCTGCTGCATGAGCGCCGCCTGCTGGTTGGCGCGGGAAAGCTCCGCCGCGCTGAAACCGCTATTGACGGCGTTGGTGATGGCGTAGGTGCTGTCGCAAAGCCCGTTCTGGATGGCGCGGATGCCGTTGTCAATGCCGTTGATGGCAAAGCCTTCGTTGATGTCCGCGCGGGTCGCGTAGCCTTGGAAGCCCGGAGAATTTGCGCCGTTGTTGCCGAAGCCGCCGCCCCAGCCCATGCCGCCCCAGCCGCAGAACATGAAGAGGAACAGAACGATGATCCACCACGCGCCGTTCCCGTCTCCAAACATGCCGCCGTTGTTGCGATTTCCGCCCGTTACCGCCGCGATATCGGCAGGGGTCATTTCAGAGGTAGTCAAAGACATTTTCACACGTCCTTTCGTTTTTATCGCTAACCGTGCGCACGGATTTAGCCGTTAGAGACCTTCAAAGAGGCTTTGGAACTGGCGGGCGATGCCGTAGAGCTGATTAAACTGTTGCTGCGTCATCTTGCCGCTGTTGAGTAGGCGCTGAACCTCTTGCTGCGGATCGCCGTTAAATCCGGCCTTGAACCGCTTGAACTCCTGCGCCATTCGCTGAAACTGTCCCATCTGTCCAGGAAGATTCCCAGACATGCCCTGCATCGCATTAAACAGCGGGTTGCTCATCGGCTGCATCCTCCTTTTTCCTGCTCGGCTTTTTTGCCAGCGCATCGACCCGCGCCACGAGCGCGTTGAAGTCGTCGCGGGTCACATAATCGGCTGATTGCACGGAAGGCTCGGCCTGTCTCGGCGCTGTCCTCTCTGTGTAGTCAAAGATTCGCATAGACGGCATACCGCTTGCGTCCGCAGATTTGAGGTAAAACGTCAAAGATTCGCTGTCCATCAGCAGCACGCCGCTTCCGGGGCTGACCGGGTAGCTTTTTGCCGCTGCTTCGCCCTGAACCCAGATGATTCCGCCGCTATTTTGAGCTGGCGCTTGCTGCGCTGGCTGCTGCGGCATATACGGCTGTGATCTGAGCTGCGCGAGTTGATCTTGCATTGGCGGGTAATATCCGCCGTATGGCTGCTGCCAGCCTTGCATCGGATAGGCCATAAATCATCCCTCCCAGTAGTAAAGGGGCGTTTCGCCGCCGCTGTCCCATGTGTCATACCAATCACCGTTCACAACCGCGAGAACGTGTCCATTTGTCGCCAAAACGTAAACGCCGCGCGGAAAGTCTCGGCAGAAGTCCGAAACCGTGTAGCAGTCTGGGCAAGTTTCCGGGATGCTGTGACGCTTGAAGCCTTTGCGCCGAAGATACGCGCCCCAGACGTGATTTGCGTTTGGCATATCCCCTGCACAGAAACCGTCAAGACAAAGCGCGACGAATACGCTTTCCCATGTTTGCCCTGTGGCCTTACTTACCGCTCTAATCGCGCAGTCGCCGACACGAGATCGAAAAGGGTTCGGATTGAATGGAACAAACACGCTCTCACCTGCTTCTGCCCTCATTTTTGCATAAAAAAAGGACGTGCACCTATCAGATGCACGTCAGATTTATATCGGGTTTTTGTCAGTCCCACATGTGTTCACTTGTTGCCTCGTGCCACTCAGTCTCCATGTCACTGATGGCCTTTTCCCAATCCTCTCCGTCAAGGATGCGCTCGACGGCTTTTCTGCCTGCGCTGGCTTTGCGGTAGTTGGCGGCGCGGGAGTAGCTTTCCGCGCGGAGCATCGCGGCCGCCATCGGGTATCTCGTGCTCAGTTCTGCCGGATCGCTCTTTGGCTTGGCGGGATAGATGCCGCTGCCGCTATCCACAGCCCGCGCGAACGCTTCGCGGTAGGCCGCTTGCTCGGCTTTTGCCACCTCAAGCTCTTTAAGCCCCGGAATCGCAGAGCGGAAATTGTGACGGCGCACGGTGGTTTCGCGCTCCTCGGCCTTCTCGGCCAGGAGCGCGGCCTTGATCTCCTGCACCTCGGCGGGATGCGCCTTGACCAGCTTGACGGCCTTGTCGCGCGGCGACACGGCCATCATGTCACCCCTGAGGTCAAAGCTCAGGCCAGAGTGTTCGAGGATTTCGCGCGCGGCGGTGGAAAGCTGCTGTTTGTACTTTTCTTTCATGGCTTATTCCTCCTGTCAGGTTGTTTTCTTTCCTCATGGCTGTATTATACATCATTTTAATTTACTTGTCAAGCGTTTTATAAATCAATTTTGATTATTTTTTAAAAAAGAAGCCCCCGGCTTTCTGGCCGGGGATATCTTATAGTTTGGTATAGGCTTTCAGGATTTTGTGGCGCTGTACCGCGCCGTCATACCAGATAAGCGCTGGCTCGTCGCCCCAGTTGCCAAGCACCATCCGAAGCGGATAAACAAGTCCGTCACCCAGATTTACAAGCGGATCGCCATCACAATTCTCGCCGTCAACGTTTGGCACCTCCACGACAATCTCATCATAGACTTCGCTCTGCGGGCATGCCCACGAATAAACCGGCTGGTATTCGTGCGCCAGAACACCATAAGATTTGTAAATTTGGATTTTCATGTTTTTTCCTCCTTCTTTTTTTCAGATGATCCGATCCTTACTGCCAAACTCGCCGCCAACGAGGAGGCGCGGCAACCCCTTATACATGATGACATCTTCTCCGCGGCTGTCAACCCAGCGCGCGCCGCCGATCTCATCAACAGTCATCGGCGGATCATCCTGCCATCTCGCGAGCGTGAACTGTACTCCCTCGGATTGGATCACTGCCATCACTCCAATCTCCGGGTGCTCGACGAGATAAAAAATGCCGTAATCGTCGATCACCGTCTCGGCCATGATGGGCAGTGCCTCCGTGCGCCCGGTCTGCCAGTCATAGACGGCCAACCGTTGGGCGTCGCCCCGAAGGTAGGCTGTCGAAACGCCCAGCGCGTCTGCCAACGCAGGCAGAATCTTGTTGCCGGGGTTACTGCTCCCCCTTTCGTAATTATTGAGCTGTTGGGCGGATATACCCAACATATCCGCCAGCTCCTTCTGTTTTAAGCCGCGCAAGATGCGCAGATTTTTGATTCCCATCATTCCGCCCGCGCCTCCTCGATCTCAGGCTCAAGGTCATGGCTGCCCAAAGCGTCGCACAACACGACGTCCTTGTTGCCGCAGCCGCGACCGCAAGGGCAGGTGACAAACTTTGCCACAATCTGCCCATCACGGACAAGAGAAACCGGCACAGTCGTGCCGTCGCCGCAAAATCCGCGGCCTTCAGGTTCGCCCCAAACGAGCGAATAGCCTTTTTTCAATTTCATGTTTTTTTCCTCCTAAATTTATGAGTTTCCGCGACGCAAAGCAAGTTTACACTTGCTTTTTTTCATTTCTTTCTTTTTCTTCCCAAATGTCGCAGGTGTCCATAGACGCGCCTGCGACCATGTTATCAAAATCCGGCTCGCCATCATCAGTAGCCGTATATACGACCAATGTATAATAATCGTTGTTTTCGTCTTTTCCGCTGTCGGTTTCCCACCACATGCGCGGGGCAGGCGTCGCGGGGTCAAAATCTTCCCAATACTCGCTGATGAGACGGGCTTTCGCCCACTCGTCATTCATCTGAGACGATTCGACATCCACCCATGGGTAATTGAGGTCGATAAAATCCTCGCCGGTGTAGTGCGTCAGGGGATCTTCATGGCGCACCGTAATCTCAATATAATACTTCATTCATTTCCTCCTCCCACCTTAAAATATTACTTGCGGCTTGTAATCGCCGCACTCGCGGTCAAAGTGCATCAACGTCAGATGCACGCCGTTCTCCGCACACGCGGCAATGACTGCCGCCGTAGCCGCTGTCAAGCCGGTGACGTAGACCACCAGCGCACGGCGACCGTGGAAGCACGCCGTGTCTGTGTAATCGTTGCCGTTGATCGGCTGGGCGTACACAGATTCAACGCCCACGCGGTCAAGGACAAACTTAACCGCGACCGCCCGGAGGCCGTCAAAATCCAACGGATTGACGGTCTCCGGATAGATGAACTCCGTCACCGGCAGCGGGTGACGAGCGGCACAAAGGCCGACGATAATATTTTCCATTTTTTCTCCTTTCCGTCGCCCGCGTCTGCGGGCGACGAAATCATGCCTTGTAATTGCGGCAAAGGACACCCGCACCGCGGCGGGAACAGGTCAGCCGCTTGCAGGACGCGCAAGCACCGACACCCTCACAGGTGATCGGCTCATACACGGGGATTGCCTCGTATATGTCCGGATTAACCCCGGCGACCTCCCAGCGGTTAGGCCAGCGGGTTTTCACCGCCTCGGCGGGGATGGAGTCCGCCGGGAAGCTCCGCCCCTCGTAATCTGACCGCTCAATGTTGTACCCGGTCAGCCGGTACCCCTCGCGCGGAGGGAAGACAAACGGCTCCCAGTCCGGAGCGGGATCAGCGGAGGCAACGCGGCGCGGCTCTTGCTTGCCGTCCTCCTCGACAATGACGCGGTAGTCGCTGTCCCCAGCGTATTCGCGCGCCTCCTCCGCGGTGATCTCATGACGGGCGATGTCCTCACCCACCAAATAATACTTTTTCATACTTTCCTCCTATCGGTTGTTTTCTTGTTTCTTGCGACTATATTATACATCTTTTTAATTTACTTGTCAAGTACTTTATAAATTATTTTTATTGATTTTTGCATTAAAAAAAGCCCCTGCCATCAGGCAGGGGTGTTATCATCTGTATATATAGATGCAGACATTCGTCTCTTAATCTCGCGGATGCTGCGGCTGACAGTTGCGGGCGACATGCCCAGTGTCATGCTGATCTGCACGATGCTGTAGCCACGCCAGAGCAGGTCAAAGACCTGCCCCAGCCGGACATGCTCGTCAAAGCCGCAGCGGCGGGCGATCTCCTCTTTCGTGCGCCTGTCGTATTCAAGGCGCACGGGAAATCGCCTCCTTTTACATGCTGGCTTCCTCGACCACTACGGGCGCGGTGCTCTCCAACTTTGCAATCTCGGCATTCACCAACTCGACAAGCTCATCAGTATTCAGCTTGTAGCCATGCGCGTTAAGCCGCTCCTGCACCCATGCCAGCTTTTCCTCGCCGCGCCCGGAGCCGGTGTACAGCTTTTCGGCCGCGAAAACGAGGATAGACACGAGGTCGCGGATTTCTCGACGCTGGTCAAGCGTCGTCTTTGCCTTGATCCACGGGACGACATACCGCGTTATCAGCGCGGCCACGAGGACGATCAGCGCTTGGAAGATGGGTGTAAGGTCGATGTTAGACATAGATAGCCTCACTTTCTGCCCGGTCTTTACCGGGCAACGTCACAAAAATTTATGCTCTTGTAAACACTTGTGATAAGCGTTTTTGATGATTTCGACGGCTTCAACCGTCTTATGATTTTCAAACTCTGGGTGTGCTTTACAGTACGTTTCGTATGATTTTACATCGTCAAAAACTTGCTCGAAGTGCTCTTTGCTGTGCTTGACGCTATTATAACACTCGTCACTAAACCGCTGGATTCGGGCGCGTGAGATTTTGGCAAATTCGAGGTCGTTTTTCGCCTCAATCCTGCTCATGCGCTCCTCCAACGATCCGACGAGCGCCTTTCGCAGTCCGCGAAACATCCATGACAGCGGCTGCACCTTAACCGGCGAAATCTCAATCAAGTTGAGAGCGATGTACACCAGCACAAGCGTCAGCGTGCTGTGCGTCGTGACAGCTGCTCGCAAGCCGTCCAGCAGCTTTTGTAGGGTCATCGGTCAATCCTCCGCAATCGTCCATTTCCCCGCCAGCGTGATATACACGCCGTCGCTCCTGCGCAGCGTCGTCATTTCCGCACCGCCCGTGTCTGCGGCGTTCCCTGCATCGGTGTCCGGTGTGCTTTCGTCCTCCACCAGATACGCCCCTGACATGTACCCCGCCACGCCATTTTCCAGCTTGCCGAACACCCAGCCCGTGCCGCCCGCCTCGCGGATGACGTTCACCCGCGCGCCGTTCTCGGCCTTTGCGATGATCTTCGCCGCCGTGCTTGCGCCCTCGCGGATGTTCAGATAGCCGCTGGTGATGTTCACCGTTGCATTGCCAAACATGGTCTCACCTCCTTCCTCGCTATCGTCCTGGACTGCAATCATCCGATGCACCCCAAGCCCGTTCCAGCCGTTCTTTTCCGTCAGCTCAGTTTCCACCACACATCCCCGGCTCTTGCTTGAGTGAATCACCGTGCCCCGCTCCGTCACCAACCCGGTGTGGTCCACGTCGCCCGTGCCCACGCCCATGAACGCCAGCATACCAGGCTTCGCGCCGGAAATCCCCGTCTGCCGCCAGATCAAATGGCGATACTTCGGCACGCTGTCAAAGCTGTTCCAAAGCTCGTTTGTTCCCGCCGTCGTGTAGCGCTTGTCGCCGCCCGGCGCTGTGCGGATGACCTTCTTGATGAGGTTGATGCAGTCCAGCTCGCTGTAAGGCGTTCCGATCAGCGCCCGCGCCGCGCGGATGGCCTCGCTTGTTTTAATTATTGGCTTTTCCTCCTTTCGTTTTTATCCGAGCAAATGCCCTCGCGTCCGATGGAACTGTTTCAGCGTCCTTCTGCGGGCTAAAGCATACTTTCGGATATTTTCTTCCGTCGGTTCAATGCCCCAGCTGTACAGGTAGTCAGTAATGTACTCGATGGCCCATTTCCGCGCCTGTTTTCTTTGCATTTCATATTCTTTTTTGCTTTTCATTCGTCCCACGCACCTCCCGCGCGGATGAAGCGGCCAACCAGACAGCCAGCCGCGAAGATGATCGCGCCGCCGACGATGATGCCAAGAATAATCATGGTTTTTCCTCCTTAGACGATTGAAAGGCCGTCGTCAGCCTCTTCCTTCGCGTTTTCCGCGTCCAGCGCATCATAATACGCCTGCGCCAGCACCTCAATCTCCTCAATGTCTGCCTCACTCAGCAGGCCGCTGTCAAGATGAGTGTATGCCTTGTCCAGCCAATAGGCCACATCTCGCCCGGCGGCAATCTCGCGCTTGATGGAGCGCAGGGTCAGGTCGTGCCGGGCTTTGCTTTTGATTGCCATATGTATACCTCCTTTAGGTAGCGGTCATGGATGCGATGGCATCCTCAAGATTTTTTATCACGATATTCACGTCTCTTTGATAGCCCAGTTTCAACCCCGCGCCGTCGCTCGCTTGCACCACGGTGTCGGGCGCGTAGGTAGTCAGCGCTTTGTAGGCGGTAAGTTCGGCAGGGGTGAGCGGGGTCTCGATGGGGGTGGCGAGTATTGCATTCTGTTCAGCCAACGTTTTTGTGCTGTCGAAAGCTGCTTTATCCACCCTCTGCACCTTTACACTCCTTTCTAAGTCCACCTCGTCACAAACCCACTGCTGCCCGCTAGGGTCAGTGTAGTTGCCGCCAGAGGTGACAGGGATGCCGGGTAAGCCGTTGGGCGTTTGCAAGGTAAGCGTTTGCTCGTGGTAGGATTCAAAGGATGTGGCGGTCGCCCCAATTTCAAGCTGCATGTCATAATAGTCAAAGTCTGACACACCATAGGGTCTAAAAAATACAAAATACTCGCTTTTCCCATCCGTGGAAAAAGATATAGTCGCTCTCTGGCCAACCGAAAAGTAGCCCTGAACCACCAGATTCCCCAATTTTCCATCAACCCATTTATACGCTCTAAGTTCCGTTTCTACTGTTTCGGAGCCACCCGATACGCTAGCAGTATACTGTGCAGGATATCCGCTTTGCAAAAGATACCCTATTTGAGCATATTTAGTCGTAGTGGTCCCTTTAATATGGCCATCAATAACATCAAACACAGTTTTCGTTGGTGAAAAGAGTGCCTCTGTACTGATCAGGTTTTTACCCGTTATCTTGATTCCAATCGTTCCGCCGTCCCCCACGCTCACGATAGGCACAGGGTTGTCCGGGCTGGGCGTCCCGTCCTGCGTGCTCTTGCCGTACACGGTCAGACCGCGCAGCGGCGCGGCAAAGGCATCGTCAACGGCGACCGGATTGCCGGTCTCGCTGCCGACAAGGATGTTCTGCCGCGCCTTGACTGCGCTGATAGCGTCACCTGTGGCTTTTGCGTCAGCGGCTTCGCCCTCGTGGGTGAGGGTGGTGTCCAGTGCTACGGCAGGGCCGGTGTCACCTTTAGGGCCTTGCGGGCCTTGTGGGCCAGTCGCTCCCGGTTCGCCGTCCTTTCCCGGTTCGCCTTTTTCTCCCTGCGGGCCTTGTGGGCCTACAAAGTCGCCATTATCCAACCGCCGCTGTACTTCGTCTGCGACCGCCTGCGCGGCGTTTCCTGCCCGCTTAACGTCGGCCAGCGTGCCAGTTGCTTTGTCAAGCCATGTTTCAACCGGATCAGGCGCTGGGTCGGTTTCGTTGATGAGAGACTCGTCGATGCGCGTACAGGCAATCGCAGTCTTGATGACCGTGCCATCCGCGTCTTGGATTGTGATTTGGGCTTGCCCGCTTCCGGCTTTATCGCCGATATCCGCGCGCGTGATCTCCCACGTTAGGATACCGCCCTCTTGTTTCGTCGCCGCCGGATACTCCGCCCGGCCAGGCGGCTTGACCGTGATCGACGCAATAGCATCCGGATACTGGCTCAATATGCTTTTCAGGTCGACCAGCACCCGCGTCGCGCGATTTTCGCCGACACGGCCAAGCAGCAGCGCTTGATCGCCAAAACGATCAAGCATCAGAATGATATCACGCATCACGTTCTCTCCCTCGTTTAACTCAAGTTCAACAAATAACATCCGCTTGATTTAATAACGGGATGTTTTCATCCCGTTATTAAAATCAAGCCAAACTTTTTACTCTTCCGCCAGCTCCGGCAGACCCGCGTCCACCAGCAACTCTTTGACCTGCGCCTTGAGCTTGGCCGGGACATGCTTAAACTCGGTCTTGCCAAGGATTACGCGCTGCGCAAAAAACATCGCCATCATTGTTTCACCCCCTTTCCCCATGATTTTCAGCATCGTCCAGATGACCAGATCACGCATACACAATTCCTGCCATCTCGGCCATGCAGTCTTCTACAAAATCGTTTCGGTCGCTGAGCGCCTGAATCTGCGCTTTGAGGAGCGTGCGCTCCTTCTCTTCAGCTGTCGGTTCGGGCGCAGGCCGCGCGTCAAAGTCCGCGTCCATCTCGGCCTGTGTCCGCTGCGCAACCAGCCCGTCAACGAGCTTGTAGCGGTACACGCCGCGCTCATCCGTGAGCGGCTTGAGCAGATAGTTGTTCTGCGCGTGCCTGTATCGGTCGCCCTCGCCCTCGTCAATCTGTGTCCAGCCGTCGCCGCTCACAAACGCGTCGCTGTTGATCGCTGTCACGCGCCCCGCTTCGTCGGTCTGCACCAGCACCTTGCAGCTCTCTGTGTCCAATGTCATCCCTCCTTTACAGGTCGGCAGAAATGTCAATATCTCCTTGCGGCGATATCGTACCCGTCAAAATACCTGTTTCAGTGATTGCACATTTAATAATTGCTCTGTTGACGTTTGCGCTGTGCGCTGTTGCAGTTGCGGTTGTCGTTCCTTGCTTATTGCCAAGAGTGTAATAAAATTTCCCTGATGGTACAAGTGACGGCTTAATGCGCATTGTTTGCAATGGAATCATGCAATAAGATACACCGTTTGCACAATAACCCGCGAACGTTTCGTTCGTCGCCGTTATCCTCCGATAATATCGCAAACATTCGGCCAGTTCCACTGCGTATCCCTTCGGCACATATGGCGGCAGGGTCTCCGCCGTGTATTCGCCCTCGTAGAGCGCCGCCCAACGGACGACCGCCGCCGTGCCGGTGCTGCCTGTGTCCGGCGAAATGTACACGTTCACCACTTCGTCCCCGGTCAGTCCATCCGGCTTTGTCAGCTTCAGCACCAGCGTGCGCTCCGCCGCGTCGCCCTGAAAATACGCCGTGCCAAAATTCGTCGTGCCGCTGCCGATGTAGACAAACAATCGGCACGCCACCGGGAAAACGCCGCGTACCGCAAACGTCATCACGTCGGCAAACCGTTTCGCCTCGATCCGCTGCTGAATGCCCGCCGTCCAGCTCGTCTTGTCCGACACGATTTTCAGCCCGTCCGCCGCCTGTGAAACCGTCGCGCCGCTCGTCCGCATCCAGCGATCCACAGCATACCCGGTCGCGCCGTGCGCCCCGTTCACGCCCGCCTGCGCAATCGGGTGAACAAAATCGCTGTTGTCCAGCAGGTTGTATGGCTGGCCAAAATTATACTTGGCGATCTCAAGTGCAACATTCTCCGCGAGATTGTCGATGCTACCGGTGTCGCCGCGCGGGATGGTCAGCGTAATAACCGGGTTCTCTGCCGTGCCGCTTTGGGCGACACTTGCTTGTGTGCCCGCTTCGCCAGTAACAACTTTGACCATAATATCCGGGGTTGCGCCCGTCGCGCCCGTGTTTCCCTTGTCTCCCTTTGGGATAGCAAAAGACAGATTATAATGGCCGTCCACAAGCTCCAAGTTTGCCGTTGGTGTCGCACCCGCTTCAAGCCCGGAAACCTGTACGGTCATGTTATCGATTTTCCCAGCGGCGGTGTTTGCCGCCTTAGTTGCTGCGTTGGCGTTGGTCGTCGCCGTACTCGCGGCCT